ACCCTTTTTAACAGGCGGCTTTCCTTTGATCGGCTTTCCCTTCGGCATCTTCATCATGGTATGTCTCCTTTCTGGGTTGGGGTGCAAAATACATTAAAATACGCAGTTATTCAATGACAGACTTGCCCTATGTCAGTTACGCTCTTTCCATTCTTTACCAAGACGTTTCATTGCCGCGCCGTGTGACCCTTCTTCTTTCATATATTGGCTCATTTTTGAGCCTACAAACTCCCGCCAAGTGGACACTGGCTGTTTAGCAGTAACCGATGCCGATTTAAGCAAGTTAAAGCTAGACTGGTTGCGGGCTGGCGCGTCTAGGTTCCCACTGTTAATCCCCGCCATGCGCTGAACCACTGGCCCCGGCTGTACAATGCCACCTTGATTGACACCCATGTCTGAGCGTCTGACCACTGGCCCCGGCTGAGTGATGCCACCCGTGTTAACCTTACCGGCCATAGGATTGACCACGCTTTGCGGCGCTTGCGGTGTAGGTGCTTGCATCTCGGCCCTTTGCTTTGGCGTGTACATCTTCCCAGCGCGGTCGAACATCTTGCCAACAATCTTGTTAGGATCGTTCAGCCGCTTGTAAAAGTTGGCAATGACCTTTGATGCAATGCCGGTTCCAACAGTCGCAGGGTTCATGCTGATAAGGCCGCTAACAACCTGCCCACCGCTGAACACATCCGAAAAGTCAAGCAGCCCCTTTGGGTTTTTCCTAGCGTCAACAATGGCGCGGCGAGAAACATCTTTCTCTATAGTCTTGAGTGCGCCGTATTGATTTTTCAACGCTTGGTATCCCGGCCCCGTGGCTTTCTCTATGGAAGCGTCAAGCCCTTTCCGTAGGTTGTTGACCACCAAAGAATCAATGTAAGCGCGAGAAGCTGTGTCATAAGAGGGGTTTTTGTTGAACGCTTCCAAACTCTGGTTGTACATCGCTATCGCTTCTTGGGCCTCCTGAGCCGTGAACGTGTTAGCCCTGCGCGAGGTGACACCATCCGTTACAGCATTGCCGCCGCTAAACGCCTCTGCTCGTTTTCTGGCATATGCCGCAACGTCTGGAGCAGCTTTTTGCAAGGCGCGGTTGTTGGCTACCGTCATCAATTCTGCCGGTATGGGGGAAAGATCCACAACTGCCCCAGCTTCGCCGGATTGCACCGCCATTTGGTTATATTGCTCGTAGACGTTGCGCTTAGATTGGTCAATGGCTTGGCTAAACTGCCTCAAGTTCTTGGGTAACCCCGGCTGTACTTCCCCAAATTCATCGGTCAACTTCAACGCGCCTTGAGCGTGGTTATCTATGATAGTTTTAACCGCTTGCTGTGCTCTCTTGTGGTACTGCGTGGACTGCGCAAACGTGCGGTTGCCCTCGATGCCGGGGCGTATGCCTTTGTTTATGCCGGTGTCTATAACACCTTCCAAAGTTGACCCTTTGGGTTTTGGAAGCGCCTTAACACCACTCCCCAGCGCCTTGAGAGTAGGCGCAACAGCAAGCGCACTCCCCGCAGGGTCGGTGAGCCACGCCTCCTTAGCACGGTCTGCGCCCATCAAGCCGGTGGGGGCCGTCATTGCCTCTGCAAGTCCCCGCACCGTCTGCCCCGCGTTGCGCTCCATCTGTGGCCCCGGCAAGCCCTGCGGCTGCAAAGAGGACAGCGACCTTACAAGCGGGTCTGTCTGCCCCTTGATGCCCTCATAGACGCCCTTAACCATCTTCGGGCCGAGCTGGGTTATCGACTGCGGCAGAACGCGGCCCATGAAGTCGCCCACTCCGTCCGCTGCGGGAATCTGCACGTTGGGGTTAAACGCTTGGTTGGCTACATCCTTCACCCGCGTCTCTAGTTCCCCTGTCCCTTGCACAAACTCCCGCCGCTTGCGCTCTATCTCCGATCTGTCGGTCACGCGGTTGTCGTAGGAGGGGGTGCCGGTTGCCGCGTATGCCTCCCACGGCTTTTTGGGGGCTGTGTCAGCGTATTTTTCCCAAGGCCCGCCCATTAGCGTTTCACCTTCATCCAGTTGGCTTTATCGGCTGGGTTGCCACCTTTAAACCTGTAACCATCAACCACTGAGCCGGGTTTAGGGCCAGATGGTGAGGCAGGAGGGGGAGACGCCTTAGCCTTTGTTGGTGTATAACCGTATGCGGTTTCAAACGCGCTCACAGCTTCGGGGTGGTTCTTTCTATTGGCTTCAAGGTAAGAGTCCACATGCTGCTTGTACTTTTTCTCGCTGCGGTCAAGGTAGTTGATGACGGATTGCGGGTTGGTGTTGGCCGCAATAGTCCCCTGCTCAAACCGCTTGAACTCTGGCTCCATAACTGCCGCGCCAGACCGCTCTTTGAGGATGATGTTGCGGGCGTCAAAGTACTGTGTCCACCAATCAACAGCCGCCTGATTGTTGCCAAAAATCTTGTTGAGGTTGATCTGAAACTCCCCGATATTCTTAAACGCCGTCTTTGGCATATACTCAGGCTTGAAGCCGGTTTTGAGGGTTGACCAATCATTGTAGATTTCCAGTTTTTGCGAAAGCTTGTCCTGTATGCCGGTTGGCAAGTCCCGCTCCTTCTTCTCCCCTGTGGTCACTTTGACGGTCGTGCTGTTATCCTGCAACACCGGCCTAACCTGCCCCCGGCTGCTTTTCTGCACCATCGCCTTTTTCCCGCCCACGGTCATGAGTTCTGGCGTGCCCCACGTTTCGGGCTGTTCCTTTGGCGTGGTGTCCACAATCTTAATGCTGCCGTCTGCGTCGTGGTATACGGCGCGGTTGGGGATGATCTGCCCGTTAACCTCAAGCGGCATGAAGGTCGCCCCTTCACGGTCTTGAATGTCCTCTGGATTGATCCCCGCCGTCTGGTTGGGGAACATGCGCTGTATCTGCGGCCAAAGCTGCTTCATGGCGGCGGGGTTTTTTGTGTAGGGCTTGACGGTTTCAAAAAACTGCTTCCCTTGGTCGAGTTCCTGCTTTGCCTTGTAATACCCTTGCAAATCTCCCTTGGCCTGGAGCTGTGCTACAGCATCATCGACGCTGAACATTTTGACAGCATCATCAATCCTGCCCTGCGATAGCGCATATTCCGCCCCCGCCTGCGCTCGGGTCTGTCCCGGTGTGGTCGTGGTCTGCACCCTGCCGTCACGGTAAGCGGCCACTATGGGGGAAGATTGAACCTGCGCCAATTGAAACTGCTGGGGCTGCGCTTGTCCCGCCAACATGGACAGACCGAGACGCGGGCTTTCAGGAATCACGCTTGTGGTGGACACCGGCCCCTTGGGGTTAGACATTGCCCCCTGCAAACCGGTCTGGTAGTCGTCCTCGCGCTGAAGCTGCTTGTATTGCAGATCGGCAAGGCGGTTGCCCCGCTCCTGCTGCTGCGCTTGCGCTTGCATTTGCCGATTTTGCATAAGAATGTTAGCAAGACGGTCAAATCCTCTGTCTAGTGCTGTCATCTAGGCGTCCCCCCATAAGCTGCGCCAGCCGATGCCGCGCCCAGCCCTATTGCCAGTGGCGAATAGTCGGTATACAGACCGCCCCTTGCCGTGTACAGGTTGCCAAGGGAGTTTGCTGCGTTGGTGTTGACCCCTGCAATCTGGCCCGCCGCGTTATTACCGGATGCCGCAACGTTGCTGTTAGTACCGCTGCCAAAGCCTGCGAGAGTGGCGAGGCGATTGACGCCTCTGTCATACTCGTTCCCGGCGAAGTCGGCTTTTGCCTGCATCCCGTAGGTGCTGTTGTTTCTGCCGAGAGAACGCAACGACCTATCAAGCTGCTTGTTCCGCCACTGAAAACCGGGATCTTCTTGCAGGTTGAATTGCGCGGTCATCTGCGGCGGCTTGTCAGTGTACGATCCATCAGGGGCGCGGTACAGTTGTAGCGTTGGCCGCGTCCCTTGTGCAGAAGGGTTCCGCAGATTGGCAAACACGCTCCCGCTTTGGGCTGGCCTGTCACCGTACACGCTCGACATAGCGGCGGCGTAGTCGGGATCAAAAGATGTAATTCGCTGATAGCGAGGGTCGGAATACTCGACCGGCCCGCCCAGGATAGCAGACTGGTACATAGGCAGAGCCGAGAGCGAGGGGGTAATGAACGGCATCTGGTCTTGCCGACCTGTGCTGTACATGTCCCGGATGGTCTGGTTAGACGCACCGGCCATTTCCTTTTGAGCATCAATTGCGTTCTGGTTTTGCTCCAGCGCATCGTCTTTACCGGACAGCCCTAGAAAACTGTCAATCGCGTCAAAAAGCCCCATGTGTCACCTCTATTTGGTCAATATCTGTCTGCTGCCCACAGTATCCAGCTCATAGTGAAAGTGCAAAGCCCTTAAAACGGGGTCAACGGAGGGGGCCGTGCCGGTGCTTGCTACGCGCTTGATCCTTGCCCCTACAAGCCGCGCAATGGCTACAACGGTAAATGTGGTTATGTCCGTCCGCTGAACCGTGTTAACATCGCTGTTTGCCGGAATGACCGCCTCAATGCTTGCTGTGACGGTTGCAGGAAGCGCCCCGCTTCCAGGCTCGACATCGTATTCCAATTCCCATCCAACCGTTCTATCTGAAGCGTCATTGCTTCTACTTAGCCAGTGGATGTGGAATGTCGCTGTAGACCCTACCTTCGAATCGTGCTCCTGCTCTTGAGGGTCGAAATCGTGGACATCGTTAACAGCAAAGGCGTAGCCCCGAAGGTTGCCGTTGTATGTGACAAGCGTGGGATTCCCCGCTCCGGTGGTTTTTGGCGGGGCCATCGGAAACATCACGTCTTTCCAGACCGTAGCCGCACCGTTGAAAACAGCAGTCCCGTCTGCTTCAAAAGTTGTGTTGTCAGTTTCCGTGCCAAGAATCAGTGGTGTTACAGCCCTCTGACCTGCCCTCCCGGCCAATAACAGATATTGAGTGTGGTCGTCATCCTCAAGACCGTCCAACATGGCATGGTCGGTGCCGTGTGGGTTGCCATTGGTAATTTCGACGTGATCCTGCCAAACCTTTCCATCGGCGTTGGAAATGTGCTTGTTCTGAGTGGTATCGGTGCCGGAACTCCATCCGAGGATACTTTGCAACATGGCATGGGTGCGGTTTTCTATGTCCGACAGTTTTGAACTGCCTTTGTTGATGATCCCCCATGCTATGCCACCTGAAAAAGACAGCACCCTCTGCACCTGTTGCAGCCACCGTTCCCACTGAGAAGACATGCCGCCGCGTGAGTCGATTAACGGCTCTCTGGGTACGGGCGGCAGCGTAGTTTGGGGGTTCTCTCCAGCCATTTACGCCTCTTTGGTCAAGGGCTTTGCAACCATTGCATCCATCTCCGCGTGGACGGGGGCTATTATCTTGCCAGCCAATTCCCGCAAAAACGCCGCTGCACCGTCAATGGTCATCCCTTCTCCAATAAGCATGTCAATTATCTTGTCTGCAATTACTTCCTGTCCCATGACTGCCTCCCTAGTTGCTCTGCCCCTCAAATTCTTCAGTCACGCCGTTTAGCACGAATCCCGCCTTACCTCTCCGCACGTCATAGCGGTAGCAGTTGCACCGCTTCTGCCGGTGGACAGCGCCCCATGTGATATGTCCTGTCCTCACTGCTGCGCGGAATATCTCGCCAGCGTCGGAAAGGTCGGAGTAAATGAACTCGCTTTGGCGGCTGCGGTATAGACCGTTCTGCCTAGTGACCGGAAACGTACCGTACTGCCCTGTTAGCCCTAAGTTGATAGTGCGCCCCGGCTTCCACTCCTTCTTGCCGTTGTCGCGCCACCTGTGGACGAATACGGGCTCTTCTGCCGTCTCGCTCGGCTCTACCAGTTTGTAAATCTTGCCGTCACGCCCACCAATCAGCCGCAAACCCCACGGCTCAGCGTAGGTAAAGGAATTGCCACGGTATGCGCCATAAACGCCATTGGTTGCATCCCATTTGCCAAGGATGATCCAGGCTTTGGTTTGCAGATGGTAGAAAAGGGTGATCGTCTCGTAAAACTGTTCATCCACCACGGCGTTAGTGGTCGGGAAAGTGATTGCATAGCCGTTCTGCCCCCGAAAGGCCATGATGAAGCCGAAAGCATCGTCTACCCGCTCAAACGCCTCTATCGGGATGTCCACCGGGAAGGAAACAATTTGGGGAGATCCGCCACCCTTGAGCTGCACAACCTTACGCGCACCGGCCACAACCGAAATGTAATAGATGTTTTCACCGTCAAACGCACATGAACCAGCGGCGGGAGTACCAAACTGCTGGCTTGCATTCTTGTTGACTGAAAACGGGACAGTGCCATCGATGTATGACACCTCTACCGTCTGAGCGCCGATGTTGTAAATCTGCTCATACGCGACGATCAAGGCTTGCAAGGCGTCGGGCCGGGACTCGTTGTTGTAGACCTCCCACGTAGCGTAGCTGTTGTCTTTGTCATCGCTGTAGTGCGTGTCACCGGCAACCGCGCCCAAAGCATCGTCACCCTTTGCCATGAGATACCCGCCGATATACGCTAGGCTTGTCACGTTCACAGGGGAAGTCGCACCTAAATCTGCTGCCGTGAGGCCGGTAATCTTGTGTATCTTAGAGTTAGCGGCAAAGAACACGTTATCGCCATTCTCCGCAAAAGTTGGTATCGCATCAGCGTCAAACGTAGCGCCAGTTATCTCCTCCAGTGCGGCATCGGGTGCAGTCTGCTGCCAGATCCTGCCAGCGGCTACCACGAACAGCCGAGTGTGATTCGTGCAGAAAAAAGCCCACGTCTTCGCCCCACCTTCACCGGTATCTGCGTACAGTTCATGCCCCGGCACAGTGCGGAAAGCCCCGCCGCGATCAAGATAGCCGTTGATGAAGGATATGGCGCTGCCGTCTTTGGCCGTGGTATCGTCAACGTCAAGCGTGACGCCCTTGCCTATGGGAAGGGGGCGGATGGTCATATTCACACCACCATGCAAGAGGTCGCGCGCTGCCCCTTGGTGTAAGCTGAGTTGGCAACGAGGTATTTCTTTTCTGCGATGATAAACTGCCGCTCCAGATCCTGCCGTGTCCTGGCATCCATGCCCGACTTGAACCCGTAGCGGTGAGCAAGACCGAATGTTAGCATCTCGATTGCCGAAGAAGGGAAATCAAAGGTCTGTTCCGGTTCGTCAATGTCCTGGTACTGCCGCACCTTGCCGTAAACCACCTCATAAACAGCATCCGGCACAGGGTGCAGGTAAAGTACTCCCGCCTGTTTATCGTGGTAGAAGTGCGACGGCCTGCCCTGCGCGGCCTTGTCCACCTTGGCATCGTATTGCTGCTTGGTGATAGGCGACACCACAGAATCACCACCCGCCGTGTTGACCGTCATGCCGTCAACCCCTAGCGCGTCCGTGGCATAGCTGCCGGTGCCTGCGGCGGTGTCAAAGGTGGTCCGCACTATGACGTTAACATCGGTCTTGTTGGCGTTAAGCGCCTTGATGAGCGTGTTGAGACTGCGCCCCGCCGATGCAAACACAGCGGGGTCGTTCTCGCCGTACACGTCCGAGCCGCACATCTCCAGCGCGTCTTGGATAACCTGCGCCCGGTTGGGCGCGTATGCCGTGGTTCCACTGGTGGTCATTCGCTTTTAGCCGGACGCCCCGGCCCCCTTTTGGGTTCCTCCACGAAAACCTCGCCCGCCTCATAGTGCGGGTGCAGTTTGGTCTGGTATTCAGCCTGGTGCGCGGGGATAGCAAAGAACTGCCGCCCGTCCTCGTCGCGCTGCACAGGTTCGCCAGCAAGGGATACCCTGTCGTCCTGGTTGTCCAAAGGCTTGTAGAACCTCACCTTAGTTTTGTTGGAAATGGCGTTGATCTGGTCCTGAAGGTTGCTCACTTTTTGCCTCCTGAAAAGGTTTGAAGATTACGCGCGAAGGTCTTGTTGACGACCTTGTATTGCGGGTTGCGTTCCAGCCACTGAAAAAACAATTGCGGGTCGTCCATGATGCCCGAACGCTGCAACTCTAGGTACGTGGCTAAGTCGATGGTCGCGGCGGGTTTGACGGTCTGCCGTCCACCCCAGATTTCATCAGTGTATTTGCGGGTCTCATAGTTGGCTTCCAGCACACTGGCAATGTTCTGGGTGTGCTGAATCACCAGCTTGTCATCTACGTTATGAACCCCGGTAAGTATCAGGTCGCTCAACCGTTCACCTCATGAACAAAGGGGGCCGTTAAGCCCCCGATGCGTTAGTTTTCGGTCCAGTTGAACCAAGCCTTGATCTTTTGGCCGGTGGTTGATGCGGTCCATTTGAGCCGCACATAGGCAACGGCATCGGACCAGGTAAACTGATTGTTGGCAGTCAGCGATGCGGCGGTCTGTGCGTAATCCCCTGCGATGCAAGTAGACCACGGTCCGGTGGATGTCGGCGCACACTGAGCCACGACCGTACCCGACATGTTTTTGTAGGTGATGGAAGATGCGTTGCTTCCCAGGGTGACGCCAGAAACGGTCATGGTTTTGGTCTTGTACCCATTGACTTTGAACGCGTCCGAAGTCTTGACTGCACCCGAAGCCGCCGAGTAGATGGCAAATGCGGTGCCGCCGGAACCAGCTGCAAATGCGGAAGTGGCAAAAGCCAGGAGGAAAAGGACAGAGAGAATCGTTTTCATACGGTCTCCTTTAAAAAGAGAGGGGCCGTAGCCCCCCCCTTGTTAGGCGGTGGTAAGGTTGGTGATCCTGCCCGAGGCGTTTTCTGCTTTGGCAACGCAGGTGTGCTCACCGATGAGGTGATAGATGGTAGCATCACCGGCTTTGGCCAGCTCCTCACGTTTGACGGCGCGGAGAGTTGCCTTTTTCCAGTAGGCCATGTCGGGGATAAAAACCACATCGGTGGGCATGTTGCGGTGAGGCTTGATGGACAGCATCCCGTAATCGTCAACGTAGACGTCCACGGTGTTGGTCAGTTTCTTTTCCTCGATGGGGCGGCGGTAGTTACTGGTCCCGGCAAAGGCCGAGAAGCCGCGCTTCTGGAAGGGGCCGCAAAGAACCACTTTGGGGTCGCCGCCAGCGGTGAAGATGTTTTGGCGGACGTTCTGGATGAGCGTTTCCGACAGGTCGCGGGCTGTGCCACCGGTTACGGTACCGTCTGCGTTGAGGGTCGCGTCGCCGGCCTTGTCAAGGTTGGTAGTGGTCCAGTTCAGCGCCCCTTTCATCTTGCGTGCAGTAGCGGCGTCGCCGGCAACCTGTACACCGCGCAGGAATGCGTATTCGATATCCTTTGCCAGTTCCTTGGCTTTCTTTGCGGTCTGGTAGCCAAGCTCGGAAGGACGGCCAGCGGCACCACCGGATTTCGCGACGGCTTCCTGTGTGCCGGAAACGCTGAGCTGCTTCTTCTGGATCTGCATGGTGTTGTTGAGGCGTACGGTGGGGGTCGCGGCGACGTTGGCCGTGGTGTCACCCTCAAGCTGTGCATTCTCGCCAGCGGCGGCGAGGCTGTCAGTCTGCCACTCTTTGGTGGTAGCCTTTGCGCCATCTTCGGAAAGCTGGCTGTAGAAGATGGTATCAACGGGGGAAATGTTGGTAATTACATCGGACAGGTCTTCCCTATTGCCGATGCTCTCATAGGTTTTAAAGGTATCCGCTGCGACGGTCATGGTCTGCTCCTTTATCCGAGCAAGGACGCCCAATCGTCAAGATTGCCGCTTTCCTTTGCTCTGTTGAGTAGTTTTGTTGGTTGGTTGTTGTTGCTGAAACCACCTGCCCCAGCCGGTTCAGTTCGGTTCGGCTGCTTCACCTCTTTGGTTTTAGCGGTCTTCCCTGCGTTGACAACCGCGTGTACCTTGTTTAGCATTTTTGCCATGCGGGCGGCGGTGTCGCCCACTACAGTGGGGTCCATCACCTGGGCGGCTTCCTGTTCGGTCAACCCGTATTCGACGGCAAGCGCGACAAGCGCGGTTTTCTTGGTGTCAAAGTCGGGGATTGACTTGTAAATCTCGCTGTTGATCTTTGAGGTGAGCGTTTCTTGGCTCTGCCGCTGGTGCTGGCTTCTAAGCCCCCTTGCCACCAGATCCACCTTGAGGTCTTTGTACCGCTGCTCGGCGTCAACGTCGTAAGCGTCCTTTGCCGCCCTTATTTGCTGGTCGATGTGGGAAAGAGCGGCATCAGGGTTAACGTCAAACAGTTCCTCGATGGTTTCCGGTTGCTTCTGCGAGATGGGGGCGTTTTTTGTTGCCGCAAGCTGTTGCTCCATCTCCTGTAAACGCTTTTCAAGCCCTTGGCGCTTCTCTTTCTCTGCCTGGTACGCCTTGCGGGGAATGACAGGGTTTTTGCTGGTTGTCTCGGCCTCTTCCTGCTCCGCGTCAACCTCAGCCTCTTCTGCCTCTGTCTCCGGCTGTTCCTGTTCGGGTGTTTCAGCCTCTTCCTGCTCCGCGTCCAACTCTTCTACATACTCGTCTTCCATCTCTGTCTCCTTGCCCGTGGGTCGGCATCACCATTGCCCGTTAGTCGGCATCACTGTGTAAAAAAAGGAATCTGTTGAGTGCATCAATTACACTCATTAGCGCCTTATGTCAATGCTTTTTGCTTTGCAACTCTTCACCCTTGATAATTTCCTCAAGCTGCCGCTCTGCAAACTGCCCGTTGGCAATGAATCCGATGAAATACTGCTTAAAGTTGCGGAGCATCCCGTCTAATGCGTACAGACGCTCTCTCACGTCTACCGCCTCGTCCGGTGTAGCTCTCCACCTCTCATAAGCTGCGGCCTCTGCCTTGGCAAAGAAGTCCTGCACCAGGGGGGAATCAAGTATCACCTTGGCCTCCGCTGATAGCTCTATCTCCTTGATACACTGTTGCTTGCGCTTAAATATGTCTGTCAGCCCCATTACATACCCTCCTGCGCCATAGGCTGTTGCTCTGTCTGCTGTGCCGCGTTCAACATATCGAACGTTGCTTTGTATTCTGCCAACTGCTGCCCCATTTCTGCGGCTTCGGCTTTTGCAAGATCGAGTATGGCAGCGGTTTCTATCTTGTTTATCTCGGCCTGTTTTTTCTGCATTTCTAACTGGGCAGCAATCATTTGCATTTGCGCTTGCATTGCTTGCATGGGATCTTCCTGCGGCTGTTGCGGCGGTGCATTGGGGTCTTCACCCTCCTTGCCGCTCTGCACGAACTTAGAAGCATTTTTGAAGCCCATGTTTTCCCATATAGCCTTGACCATCTCGGACACATTTTCCGGTGTGACCACGCCCACCTGAATCAGCCCGTTGAGGTACAGTTGCAGCATGGTCATGAGCTGCTGGACAATCATTTCCTTGGTGCCGGTGCCTATGCCCACGTCAATGTTGATGTCATACCGCCCGTCGATGTCTTCGGGGTTTATGGTCTGCCATTCCTCGTTGATCTTGATGGAAGTCGCCATATCGAAGAAGTCCAGGTTCATATGTACCAAGTCTTCGTATAGCCCCTTAACGCCGGTTTCAGCAAACAGCCGCGCTATCAACTCGATGCGTTGCTGCGATGCCGACATGATCTGGCTGATGCCCGTGGCGGTCTTGTTCAGGCTATCGGAGTCAAGCCCCTGGTTGTACCGCGTGACTCCGGTGCGGTTCTCCAGTATGGAGCCGTCCGCGTAATCGAGAAACCCGAAAACCTGCGGGGGAAGGGGGGCTGTCGGCACGTTCATGATTGCATCGCCAACGGGGGTGTTTATGTCCAGCGTCCTGACCGTCCCTCCCGGCACGTTTTGTGTAAACAGGTCGTCAATGTTGATCTTGTACGGGTTGACTACCCGCTGCGCATTGTTCTGGTAATAGATGTTATCGAGAATATACCGTACAAGGGCCGTCTTGAGCTTTTGAATCTCTTCCACCAAGTCGGCAAAGGATCGACCGACTACGCGGTGAGTCAAGCGAATCGCCGACAGTTCACGGAAGGGCGGCTTGCCGTATTTGTTTTCCTCAAGGTCAATGACCTTATTGCCCATCACAACAGCCTTGACTGGTACAGGTTCGCCGTCCTCGTACTCGTTGTAATAGCACTCGTAGATGTAGACAAAGTTCTCGTCGTCCTCGTCAACAAGGAAGTTCTTGCCACCAAGGTCGCGGAAACGCTCGTTCTCCAAGTTTTCGCCGCTCATTTCGGTGATGGTATCGGCCACATCCGCGCTTTTGACACCGTATTTTTTGAGCGTCTGGCGGTGGACCTTTTTCTTATGAGCGCAGAAGGAGTCTTTGAGGTCTTTGGCCCTCACGTCAAAAATGAACTCTTCGGGTGGCAACACCTCCACCATCGGCTTACTTGTGGTGGTCTTCACCTTGCCTTTGACGTTGTAGCCGGTAACGTCATCGCCTTCTGCCTTGTCCACCTCAAACTCTTCGGATGCAGACAGCGCGGCGTGCTCTTCCGGTGTCAGCCCTTTGTACTCCTTCGCCTTGTAGGTGGTTTCCTTCTGCCAGTAGTATTTGACCACGCCAAGCTTATACATGAGCGCGTCTTTAAACCAATCGTGGAACACGGTAAAGGAGTTGAAGCATTTGCGGCTCTGGTAGTTCAGCAACTCCCCCATGAGCTGCGCCTTCTGGTCGTCTCCCTCGCCTTGCCCCTCAACCTGGACAACATCGGCAGACCCTGCGAATATCCGCATCAGCGACGGCATCAGCGACTCAACAGTGTTGAACACGTCCGACATAACCACCTGGGAGCGTCCTTCTACCTCGTTGCCGTATGGCTGCGACATATAGGATTTAAGCGCCCGTTCCCTTGCCGTTTGGAGTTCGGACATATCCGCACTGTAGTCCCGTAAGTAGCCGATGCACTTGGTGGTGATGTCGTCCTTGTTGAGCTTTGAAACGTCCATGAGATCTCCTATACGCAGCCGAGCCGGGGAAGGGGCAATGGCTTATGATCTACGGTGTCGTTGGTCATCTTCTCTGCGTTTATGCAGATATATCGAAAATTATCAGCACCATGCGAAAACTCATCATGTAACGGTGCGCCTGCTTCCCTTGTTGTCTGGTTGATAGCGCGACGGTAACGCTTCAAGCACTCGATAAGGCGTGTGGTCTTGTTCTTGTCAAAGTAGACCTGGCCGAAAGTGGTGCGCGTTGCCTTTATGCCCTCTTCCAGCCCCATTTCCACGATAAGCTCACGGCTTGCCACGTCCCACCCTAGCTTTTTAAGGATCTCTTCGGAACTCTTACCGCTTTTGAAATCCCGGCTAAACCCGTCATGAGGCAACCACACCTTGCCCCAGTTGTACCGCTTCAGCTTCAAGTCTGCGGAGTAATCGTCAAGCGTCCTGTGGCTGTCCTCAATGTACTCAATGACGCGGACCTCTGAACGTATCTTTTGCACAAGGCTAATGCTCATGCTGTCGTTCCACCCAAGGTCGAACACCACATGCACCTTTAGAAGTGGGTCATATGGCACATTGCAAATTTGGCCGTTCAACTCAGCCTTTGCCACCTCGTTGTAGTAGATCGCGCCCTCAACTGCCGGCTTGCACTTCCCCTCCCATATGTTCGGGTAGGCTATCGGGTCTTTCTCCTGACACCGCTTGCGCTCCTTCTCCAGCACTTCGGGGAACCATGGATTGTCAAGGTAATTCACCAACACCGAAACGCAATCTTCGGGCGGGTTCACCGTGAACCGCTGGTGCGTTTCGTCCGTCTCTAACTCGGGGTTGTAACTGATCCATATCTCTGAGCCGTCTTTGCGGATAGTCGGTATCAGCACATCCCATGACCGCTTAGTGATCGCTTGGGCTTCTTCACACCATACGCGGTCGCAGCCCTCTAGAGACTTGATGCTCTCCACCGTCTGCTGAGAAAGACCGGCAAAGATGAACTTTGAGCCGTTGCGGCCCCTTATTTCTGTTTCGAGGACAGTGTAGAAACTACCAAGGCCCAGCGCCTGTATCTGGTCGCTAAGTAGCTTGTGAACGGAATCTTTTATCGACTTCTGCACCTCGCGGGTGCAGAGGACTAGGAGGGGTTGCGATGCTGCCTGGATAAGCAAAGCTCTTGCAAAACTCCAACTTTTTCCCGACCCCCTGCCGCCTCTTGCCACCTTGTAGCGTACAGAGTCGAAAAGGAACGAGAGCTTGTCGGGAAATTGCGCGTTAACCGACATCGGGCTTTACAAACGACACGGTGAGGTTAAGGTCTTTGCCGTCCACCCCGCCTAGTTCCATCTTATCCGTAAATAGCTTAAGATATTTCCCCAGCCGCTCAAGGTTCTGGCCCCTATCGGCAAGCTTGATCTTCGTAGTGATCGCTACCTCGTCTGACTCGTCCCCTGTCACCTTGTGGAAGGTTTCAAGCCCTGCAATCACGTCTGCATGGTCGGGGTCCAACTCGCTAAGGGGTTTCAGCTTGCCGTTATCATCAAAGAAGTCGCGGGAGTCGTAAAAGGCAAGCTTGGCAATACCTGCCAATACCTTGTCGGCGGTGATCTCAAGGCGCTTGTTGCGCTCAAGCCTCAACTCGTCAATTCTTTGACGGATGTTAACATCTGCGAAAGCTTTGGACGCCAACACTCTGCCGGATTCATACGTACAGCCCTTGTAGACCCTCATGTACGCCTTTGTCTGATTCTCCCCCGCATCGGACACGAACTCACGACAAAGCCACTCCTCCTTATCGGTGAGTGGCCTTATCACAGCTTCCGTGGTGTCCTTTTTCTTCCCTGCCATGCTGCCCCCTTGATATTAAAGGTGCCGGTCTAACCCGTACCGGCTGAAGGAAGCCACGGAGGAGGGGCCATAGCTTGGCGCGGAGTCTACCACTTGCTAATGAGGGATGCAAGATAAAAGAAAAGGGGCGCGTGGCCCCTAGGCTCTCCACTCCCCCAACTCTGACCACTTTGCTACCCACATTGCACCTACAGCCATGTGAAATACGCCGGTTGCACAAAGTAAAGCGTCTGTCTGCTGTGACAACGCCCATGTTCCAAAGGCAAACCACACGTACGCCAACAACTCACAAAACAGCGCCATCCTCCCACCCCCTTTCCTTGCCCATAGCCACCCACCTAAGCAAGTGTGATAAACAGCGCAAACGCCGCTTTGCACCCAATGTGCAGCCACTGGTCAGTGTGTATCCCTATCAGCTTTTCACACTTCAGCGTGTCTATAACAAAGTGCGCCGCAAACTCGACTAGAGATGGCACCATGCTGCCAGTGACAAGATACACAGCCACGGCGTGGGTTGCCGCGTGGCCAGACAAGGTGTAATACCACGGCACCCCATACAGGCCGGGGCGCTTCTTGCCATTGGCTATGAAATCCGACTGCAAAGGGTAATCTGCCACAAAATGCCCTGCCAACAGTTTCAAAAACAAAATAACCATTTCCATTTTATTCCTCCCTATGACAACTAGTTTACCGACCTTAGCCGGTTACTGCTTCCCATGCTTTGCTGTTTCCTCTCCTCGCCCACTCCTCCTGCGTCTGCCCGATAATCTCTTCAGGGTCTTTGCCATACCTTGCGTACACCGCCGCCCTGCTGTTCCCCGGCGACTCCATCAGCACGTGTAAATCGTGCCGTATTGGGATCTGCCGCGAGTCGCAAGCTTTGGTCCCGGTGCCAGAATGCCCTGGCCTTTCTTCGTGGTGTGGGTCTACTGCCATCCATTCAGTGGCGCGGTGACCGGTGAGAGCGCACGGCAATGTGCGGACGTATAGGCCATAGGCTTTGCACCGCCACGGCTTGACCTTCCATTGTGGGGGCGCGGTCACAAAAGCGCCCGTAATAACTCATCCTTCATGGCGGGGTGCATCAGCAAACCCTGCGGGGTCTGTATCACTTTCTTTAACGGTACATTTCTGCGGCGGGTTTCGGTGCGCGTTTTTACCCACGGCTCAAAAGGCATCGTTATTCCGTGCAGCAGCGGTTCTATCCACCTTTGGCGGAAGGAAAGCTGCACTACCACCTCGTATTCTTCGGCCTCTGTGCAAAGCTCACTCACAAATATGCGCAAGCCTCCTATGTCACCCAATAACCCCATATCATGCGCCATTATCACTTCCTCCTTTTCTCCCAATAGCACCACACGCACTTGGGGTAATCCCCCGCGCTGTGGCACGGTTCTTTTCTGCACGCGTCCTGCGCTGATTTCCGCCGATCCTCGTAGGTGCGCTGGGGAGTTCTTGCTGGGTCCTTGGCGGTGGTCACTCCCCTTCTACCCCGCAGCGACTGCGCTTGAGATGTCGCCCCATCCTTTGCGGAGAAGCAAAAACTTGTCCACAGATACAGATGGTTGCTTTTCGTGTATATCCTGGCCGCAATCTGCCGGCAGGATCGCGCTGGCAATCTACCGATTTCCATGATTGGTCCCTTGCCACATACCCTATGGTTGCATGACTCACTCCGAACCTTTCTGCAACCACCCTCTGAGAAAGACCCTCTGCCAACATGCTAAGCACTCAGGCGGAAGCTTCCTGTCCTCTTCACTGACCGTCACCCACCATTTTTCATATGCGAACTCGTCCATGCTATCCCTCCGTGTACCCACCACATTTCTCAGTGACCACCATTTGTTTCAGAACACAGCCGAAGCCCAACCGTGATTTCCCCGCCCAGGTGCATTTGCCGCATGGGTGTTTTGGCTCGTTCATGCTATTGGGCCTCTCTGAGTACGCTGTGAGGTGAACCTATCTAATGTATCAAGGGCGTTGAGCACATGCGGGTCAATTAGGTATTCCCGAATGTGGCGCATTTCATAATTTATGCAGGCGAGGATACAAGCCTCACGCAATTCGGATGGTGTAAATCTAGCTTGCTCTATGAGTGATTCAAGCGTACACACTAGATTGTGATACTCGGGGTCGTTCATGTATTTCTCTTTTGGTGTCTTCACCCTTGCCCCCTCTCCGGCACCGTCAGTGCGCGGATTTCAGCGTAGGCGGGGCATATGTCCACCAGCACGCCGACGTCAACCAAATGGTCGTGTATCGCCTCCCTGCAATCCTCGAAGCCTTGGCGGTAGGCTTTCTTGGCCTTGGTTCGCTCCTCGTGGCAGCATCCTGCTTCGATGCTAGCCCGATCCTCAGCCGCTGCCCATCCTTCCTGCGCCTCGTCCCTCTCCCTCTTGAGCTGGTCGAGTTGTGCAGCGTGGCGTTCTATCAAGGCGTTGGTTTTCTGGTTGTACTCCCTGTCTATCTCGTCAATCAGCTTGACGGACTCCCCCACCCTCTCCAGCGCCGCGGCGAGGTCGGCCTTGAGGGTTATGAGTTGCGCGGCTAAACCGTGTTGACCGCAATGGTCGTTCGGTGCTCCTGGTACACATCCATATAGGCAATTACTCATTCTCGCTATCTCCTCTTTTAACCAACACCACATAGCTCAGATCATCATGATCGGTTAGACTTTCATGTGTACCTGGAGCGGTCTCCCATCCGTCGAGAAATAGCGCCGCCAACGCCTTAGCGTCAGTACCAGCATAGTCGATAACCTGCCAATCCTTGATCATCCCCCACCTCTTACCTTGAGTGCATATTGCTTGATCCACGGCCACTCAAGACAAACCCATCCTCCGTGTTGCATGTAGCGAAACGGACACCATTTACCTATCGAGAAGTAGAACCATTTACCGTGTTTTGTGTAGAAATAGACCTTCACTCCCCACCTCCTGCCGCTCTTGCTTCCCATGTTAAGCAGTCGGCTTTCCCGGTGAGTACCAGCCATGCGAGTTTGAAACGCCACAGAGGCGAAAATGCGTTGTGCGGCTCTGGTCTACTCGGCACCCATAACTCTGTGCCGAGTGTAGTTGTGATCTTCTTGCGGTTGCTCCCTGCAAATAGGCAGATAGTGTTCACATCCCAAATATCTGGCTGTCTCATCTCTACTCCTCCCCTTTCGTCTCTGCCGCGAGGGCGGCATTCCAGTACATTTCACGGTCTTCCTTGGTACCGAGGAAAGTAATCTGAGGTTCTTCTCTGTAGTCAGTATTCCCGCAATGAGGGCAAAAGTAATCAAGTACATCTACCTTCATACCCCCACTGGTACCCCAAGCGATTTTAAGACGCTCAAACTCGTTATTACATTTATGGCATTTCCACATCTTCCCCTACCTCCGATGCCGCAGTTTTAAGCATGGCGTTGTCTCTGGCTTCTACCTCGGCTTTGAGCCTTTCAGCCAACGATCTACGATCTGCTGCAATTTGAGGCATAAAGCCGTCATGAAACTTCGCATCCGCACGGAGCAGATTGTGGATAAGTATCAAATCACTAGTTGATAGTTTCATTGTGATTCCTCCGATGCCGCAGCGAGGGCGGCTTCAAAACCACAAGAGCATTTTTTACCTAGTCCTTCGCCCATGTTGCAAGCACAACCAGAAGAATGCCAGCCGTACAGCGCAAACGCCTCCCTCAGCCCCTTTTCGCGCTGCTCGGCGGCTTCGGCGCGGGCAATGGCTTCTTGGTAAGCGTCCTCTGTCCGGTAGGCACGTGCAGCAAAATCCTCAGCCGCTCCCGCTCGGTCTTTGTAGCCCATTTTGTAGCCATCCAAGAGGATCTGCAGCTTCACACTCTCCTCTCTTGCTTGGGAGAGGGCGGATTTCATATCCATTTCACGCTTGACGGCATCGCAGATGTCCCGATAGCTGGCGCTGTAGTATGGGTTGTCTGCGGTTATCCCCTGCTCCGCAATAGACTGCTCCGTGTTGCAAAGAGCGGCGACACCGCAAGCCGCCAATCTCAGGCGCTCATGTTCCAGGTCGGCCTCCTGCTCCTCGCAGAGGGCGGTGAGGCGATTTATCTCACTTGCAGCTTCTTTTGGGTTCTCATAGCACCAACACCAATCTATACTCATATAAGCCTCCATTAGTTTATATTCAAATTTTGAATGCAAAGTTATTTACAAAGCCAATCTACGAAAGAAACTCCAGCTGTTAAGAGCAGGCTCAAGATAATTGCGAGAATGTAATCTTGCTTCGTGGGTTTATAATTTCTGTGGGTCATTTAGATGATCTCCTTTCCAGTTCATCAAGGAGGCTAGCGACTCTCTCTTTGATTTCTTTTGTAGTGAGTTCTCTTTCTTTATACTTGTATCGAATCGTAAAATCTTGTCTGAGAATGAAAGAAGGGCTATCAGCCATCAGAACAGAGCCGGACGGATATACTAATCTTTTATCAACATATCTAACTTCTCTATAGGTGCTTCCCCTTCCAGAGAAAACAATAGCGACTGCGTTAGGATTCTCTATGAGTTCTTTCACGGCATCTATGATGTTCATCTTTTAGTCCTCCTCTTCTTTAAATAGCTCATTCCACTCATCTGCGGCGCAGCCGGTCAAGAGGAATTCCCTCTCATCTGGCGTCAGATGTGGCACTATGTGTTGGATAAGCCTTCCGGTTTTGCTCTCAATCTCAGAGAGTTGCTCTTCAGTTATGTCTATCTCTAGAGTTCTTGTAATGCCTGTGAAGATGCTTGTTTTTGTAACTTGCATCTAAGCCTCCCTTAGTTGTTGTTTTAAAAAAGATTCTCTCTTCTCCATCTCGATGGGATTTTGCAACTTTAAAATCAATTGCGTTAGCTCAACGGGTGTCTGCTTGCTTAGGGTTGAAATGCAGCAGTTGCAGGTTATCGAAACTGATGTTTGCTTCTTCGTCTCGATAAAGGCTTTCGCTGAGAGAGAGCCTCCAAGATTTCTAGGCCGGAAACAGTTCTTCTCAGCATCCCAAGACATGAAGAAACCCGTCTCGGTTATTGTAAGACAAGTTATGCAACCCGTAAAGATAGAAAGCCGGTAATCTGCATAAGGCGCTTTATACTTCTTAGGCTCTTTACTCTTTGTGCTTGTTAAGTTGGTAGGATTTCCAACAGAAGTCGGGGAGACCCCTCCGGGTTGTTTAGAGAGAAGCTTTGCCATTAAATCTGGGCGCTCTGTGAGAAGCTTCTTGAGTTGCTCATCGAGAGTCATTTTTATTCCCTCCTTTATATAATAAAATAGATTAAAGATGCTTCTGATAGATTTTGATCCAGTTCCTGAGTTGTCTTATTCTTCTTTTGATGATAGCAGGATCTTTTGCCATGTAATACTGAATAGATGCCTCAGTGCAACATGTTCCAGCTATGACAAGCCAAGGACAGGTCGGGCAAGGTCCTCTAAAGGAATCTTCAGGAGGTCTCTGCGGTCTCTGCTGAGCTTGATGGCACAAAGAACAGTCCGAGCCTTTGAAACCACTTCCCCTTTTTAATACTCTTTTGTAGGCTTCTATAGTATCTTGCATCGCCTCAATATACTTTGCCGGCTCTCTAAGATTCTGTGGATTCTTCATCTTTTTAAACCCTCCCTTTGTTTTATTGTAAAAGAAGCTGAACTAGATGGAGATGTTCAATCTCCTACTCGGGATGAGTCTATCTGTTTTGTTTCCTATCAAAGTGCGTTGTGTGAGCAGAGATTCTATTCAAAATTTGAATTGAAACTAAATGTTGCCACTCCAAAGATGATCAAAGCGGGTATCGCTCTGCCGGATTCCAACGCAGTGTTTCATCTGCGTCAGGGTCATGTACTTGTGTTTAGATTTTATTCCAAAAGTCTTGAGGTTTCTAACAACAGCTTCTTCGTACTTCTGTTCTTTGCTCTTCATAAGAACTCCATATTGCTGCATCACAGCTTGCAATTTCAACACCATAGAAGGTCTATGTCCCATAATCTAAAAGCAACCTGTACCATAACATAATAATCTCTAGTTGTCAATATTCTTTACACAACTTGTTGGTTTTTCTTACATCTGCAATGTTGCTTAACTTATAGCAAATCCATCAGTTTCAATTTGAATTTCGAATATAAACTTATGTGCATTGGTTAAGTTACAAGAGCCGGAACTCTTTTCTTCGTACCGTTATGTTCGTGCTGTTTCTTTAACTTACTAAGGGAGAGCCTGCACAGTTCGGCCTGCGGCGCTCACTGGTTGCTTTGCATAAGATAAGAACGCCGGACAATCTTTCTCTTCGAAATTTGAATTCAATCTATTTGTAATTATACAAGATGTTGAGGGGCTTACAACTCTGGTCGCCCTGCGGGACTCCGGGCGTTTCTATAGTAGTTATATGGCGTGTTACGTATCAGTGTGGAAAGTGTTCAAGATATTGGTGAGGTTGCTCTAACCTTAGTCGGCTTCACCTCCGGGCCTTTGCAAAACATCAGTCGGGTTTGTCTACTTTAGTCGACTGACGTCTCCGGGGTTGTTATATCTACTTGGTGTGTCCCATAAAGGTGATAAGGCCAAACAACTTAGGGAGGCCGGCACTGTGTATTTGATCAATTAATGGTCGTTAACAGAAATGTAGCTTGTAGCCTGTAGCTTTTTATCCAACACCATTTCCCTTCAAATTCGAGAACATTTTACACACATCTTAGAGAAAAACATCTTGAGAGGCTCTGTAACTAGAGTGATCAATATTGCCTTATATATTAAAAAAAAAATATATAAATAATCATATATATAAGAAAACGGGGTATAGATGGATATAGACAATCATCTATAGCGAAGAGATAGATTAAGAGCGATAATCTGTATCGAGATGACACTAAACTTTCTATGTTTCTCGAATTTGGGGAGAAAATGGCATGAAGGAAAAGCTACAAGCTACAGGCTACATGTTATATGTGGATCGGTTAATGTGTTTGATCATTGATCTGCGATATGTGCTTCGATAGTTGGTTGCCTTGCAATAGGTGCTTCGAAGATTAAAACAAAAAAAAAAGGACAAGTTTGTTAGCGATACAACACTAACAAACCCGTCCCTAGTTTGTGTTCGATTTATTGAAAGATGTTTAGGCTTTTGGAACTTTCAAAGGCTCTTTACCTAGAGAGGCCAGCGTAAGAGATCCCAGGCCCATATTAGTTGCAATAAGCGTAGCTCTTGTCTTCACCCTCCCGTTTATGCGACTGTAGACATATACTAGTCTGTGCTCTTGCATCGCTCCTCCATCTCAAGTTCGTCCAGCACAGCTTGAATTAGCTCATACACTCTCATTCGGTCGAAGCCAACTAATGGCCGCCCATTCAAGTAGCCATCCAGATAGCCTTGAATGTCCTGCAGTTCAATGGGACTAAGCATGATAACAATCACCTCCTTTTAGAGAAAATAGATTCAATTCGATTTTCGAATCGAAACTGCTTTAAAACTCCAAAGCTATGCTATTGAATCCAAGGGCATATCTGTTAGGTTAGTCTCGTTTCACTAAAGCATCTTCCGGCGCGAAAGTTAAGCAAGAAGAGGGGCAGTCACATTCTTTAATAATCTGGAGATGGCCATCAACTAGCTGAGTCTGGGTACAGTGAAGGCCACTCATATCGCTGTACATTCCCTCTCCCGAGGGTACGCCGCCAAAGAAGATATTCCGACTTCCGTTGTAGGTGCCATCTGAGTTGACAGCACATTCTTTAGTTGACCACCTAAGCTCAGGGTGATTCTTGCAAGTTAGTATAACGTGTCTCATAAGATATGCCTCCTTATCGTTATGCCCTTGAGCCTAGACTGGATTCATTGTTGTAGGTTGAGGTTGATGTTTACTTCTTGGCAGGGGTAAAGCCAGATATCGCAGTTGCCTCTGCCGCACTCTTGCCCATGGATACCAAGGTGTGATACAGAAGCTCCTTCTTCTGCTCTTCGCCCATCTTGTCAACCAGCTTGTTAGCTGCTTCGGCTATCTTCGCTGGGTCCGCCACTGTTCTAGACCCCCTACTCGGTACAGACCACCTATAAGACCCGTCCTCTTCAGCCTTGGGAGGGTTCTTGCTCCGAAGCTTCCCCTGATAGGAGACAACCATCGAAGAGAAGGCCCACTCCAAGATATCGCTGTCAGTCAACTTAGAGAGGTCCACCAAGACAGTAACCTCTTTCGCTCCGTCTTTCGCAACGTCTTTGTCCGCCCGGTAAGAGAAGACAAGCTTCTCTTCGTTGGGGATGGTAATAGTTCTCTTGTTCTCGATCTCGTTGGCCATGATAATCTCCTTTGGGTTTTACCCAGAGAGAATCCAGCCTAAGATCAAGAGCATAACTTTGGAGTTCTCTAGGAATCGGATGCGCTATGTTATACCGCACAGCTATTGTGTTTTACTATTCTGATACTCCGACAGCTTCTGGCCGAGGATTGCAATAGATGCATTCCTTCCCATCTGTATGCAAGTCTTCCTGAAAGCATACCGTATCACATCTCGGGCACATAACCATACCCTCTTCTTGCATACCTCTGTATATCAATCGCGATATAACATCTGTCAATGTTTCTCTATTCTTATGCGCTATGCGCCGCACCATATCGCCTTGTAATACCGGCAAATCTACGGTGAAATGGTCAAACTTTCTTTGTGCCATGTCATAACCCCCTTTGATATGCCGGGCGATATAACATAACGCACCTGATTCGCTATGTGTCCATGTGTGTTCGGTGCCCATCCGTTCGCTGTGCTTTGCTCGTTACGGCGTATACAATCGCCCCGCTTGGCACAATGTGGTCCGGCTTTCTCCACGTTCATGGATTGTCTCGATGGTCGATGGCTCGGAACGGCATGGCATGGTCCCATGTGACGGTAACACGTCCCGTTGTTGACAGCCAACACATTGCAGCCCACGTGCCAAGATGCAAAAAGCGCCAACATTCGAAAGGGGGGTGCCAGACGGGGGTTTTTGGCCACCTACGCGCGCGGGGACCCTCTTCGATAAAACTCGCACCAATTTCAGTATAAAGCGCAATTTTGCTCTTTGTAGATCACTCGACGGCCTCAGTTTATATTCGAATTTCGAATTGAAACTTACCAAGTTTTTGCTAAGATTTTTCTCTATATGCTAGGTGTAAATGATCAAAATTGCTTCTAAAATAACCCTTGTTTTTGAAAGGCCTATATGATACAATGACCTTAAATAGAGAGCTGCTCTGGCTTTCTAGTTACAACTGCAAGCGCAGCGGATCTTTTCTTTCAAAGGAACTAATACAATGGCAGCTAAAATTCTTTCCCTGTCTAAGGTTAGAAAAGAAGAGAGGACGGCTACTTCAGTTGAGAGGCTTCTGGTAGATGCAGCGGATATGAACTTTTGTAAAGCAATCATAGTTGCACAAGACGCCGAAGGCTATTGGTATTTCCAATGTACTGAAGGGATTGATAAAGTGAGTACAATGGGCATGATTGAGATGCTTAAGATGGATCTGTTTGATTCCATGAGATTGAAGGATTGATACAACTATACAACATACAAGGAGGCCCTTAGCCATGGCCAGAATACCTAGAGGGAAACATAAGCATGTGAATCTTACAAACCTATGGGAGCATCATAAAGAGATTGCCCGGAGGTTGCTGCTTGGGGAAAGGCAAGTTGATATCTGTAAAGCAATTAATGTGAGTCCCAGCTGGCTTTCGATCATTACAACTTCGCCCGCGTTCATAAAGTATTTAGATTCTCTCAGAGCTAGAACAGAGATAGGGATAACCGATATTCGCAAGGAGATTAATGCTGGAGCTATCGAGGCTGTTGGAGTTCTTAGAAGCCTTCTGAAGAGCGGAGATGAGAAGGTCCAGCTTGCCACAGCTAAGGATTTTCTTGATAGAGATGGTTATGTTCCTGTCAAGAAGATAGAGCAGACAACTGTTGAGGTTCACCTAAATAGTGAAAGGATCGAAGCCCTGAAAGCGAAGAGGGCAGCTTTGTTGCAAAATCAACAGAGGGTTTTGCAGGTTAACTAGAGGCCGGCGCCGTAGGGGCCAGGCGGTTGTTCAAAGGGCGCGCTTTGAATAACTTTAAATTCAAAATTTGAATGGAAACTTATCGGCGATCCCGAAGGGGTCGCTTTTGCCTTAGATAAAACAACCAACACAAGGGCTATGCGTATGCCACTTCTTTTAAGCCAAGAAGAGATTGATGATCTTATTCTGCCTTGCCTAGATTCAACGGCCCTTACAGCTGTGACGCTCTTTGAAGATCATTTTACAAGACCATTCTGTACAGTGCATAATCAGATTTTTGAGATCATAGATGATGATGCTTTTAAGCTGGTTGCCATTGCAGCTCCGAGGGGCTTTGGAAAGACTACTACTATTGGTCTGGGTTTTATCGGCCGGTTAGCTTTGTTCCGGCTTGCACCTTATATAGTCTATATATCTTCAACAGCCAGCGAAGCTGCAGCGAAGGTTAAAACTCTTGCGAAGGAGCTTCAAGAGAATTCTATCATAAAAGAACTTTTTGGCGATCTAAAAGGGGTTAAATGGGCCGAAGAGAAAGGGGAGATAGAACTTTCTGATGATAAGGGAGCTTTTTGTTTTATTCAAGCTAAAGGTGCTGGAAGCCAGGTCAGGGGTCTGAAGTGGGGGAAGCATAGACCTTCTATCTTTCTCGTAGATGATCTTGAAGATGCAGAAGATGTAATGAATGAAATGTCTAGGGCGAAGCTGAAAGAGTGGTTCTTTGCAGACTTGCTTGGTGCTCGAGATCAAGCTTCGACAGGGAAGACGCGAGTTGTTCTAATTGGTACTGTTCTCCACGAAGATAGCTTACTGGCCAATCTCATTGACGAGTCCGATAAGGATGAAGAGGAAGCCGAGATTAACGGCACTCTGCAGATGATGAAGCAGAGAGAGACTTTTAAAACTCTCCGCCTTGAGGCTTGTGATGATGAGTTTAGGAGTGTCTGGCCGGAGTATCTTACCGATGATGAGCTGAAATTCAAAGCCGCTATGTATGAGAAGAGAGGTCTTTTAGATGTCTTCTACCGGGAGTGGCGGAATATAGTTATAGCGAAGGGAGCCTCAGCCTTTCAGAAAAGTATGTTTCGGTATTACAGTGAGCAGAGAGACAAGATAATGCTCACGAATATCGAGAATGTTGTTATAGTTGATCCAGCAAAGACTGCGAATACAACAAGTGCTTTTACGGCTATTCTTGGTATCGGCTTCGATTCTGCAAACAATAGAATCTTGGTTCGAGACGCTCTCAATGCCCGTCTCACACCTGATATGATTTTCGAAGAAGCCTTTAATATGGCTGATCGGTTAGGAACTCATACCATTGCCATTGAGGTGACTGGCTTAAATAACTTCATAACCTATCCGATGCAGCAGGCCGCAGCACTTAGGCCGAAGTTCTACGATATACATGAATTGAAAGCTACGAAGGATAAGGATCTTAGGATCGCAGCCCTCAGTCCATTCTATCGAATGGGAGCTGTTTATCATAATGAAGATGTTCATGTGCATGGGACTTTGGAGACGCAGCTCCTGAGCTTTCCGCGATCAAAGTTCAAAGACGTCATGGACTGTCTTGCGAACTGCATAGATATGTTTGACCTCGGGAATAGAACGTTCTCATATCAAGGTGCTGGTAGAGAGAAAACTGCCAAGCCCTTTACAATAGAAGATGAATATGAGGAATTGAAGATAGAAGATAGAGCAGATAGAAAAACTGTAAAATTCAGAATAGTTTAAATTCAAATTTCAAATCGAAACTTACCGAAAACACTGGAGATTTTTATGTTCTCGAAAGAAGCTCTTGGCGCAGTGAGAGATATTAGTCCGCCTGCTATAGTTGCATCGGCGCCCGTTCTGGGTTTGACTCTTCAAGATTGGGCCCTCTGGCTAGCTATAGCTTATTCAGTTATCCGGCTTCTTGCTCTTATTCCGAAACTTCTAGGTTGCGCTGCTTGCTTCTATAAAAACAAAGGTTGTAACTTAACTTGCAAAAATCCTTCTATAACATAAGGAGATTTATATGAGTCTGCTAGATGCAAATAGTCCAACAGATGTTGCCATGGTTAAAACTCATGCAGCTTATCTCAGGGAAACGCGGACTAAGGTGAATGAGCTGCAAACTGCAATACAAGCCTTAGGTGCTCCGCTTACTCTTAGTGTACTGAATTATAGTTATGAGATAACCGACACTTGTGTTCTGGCAAACGCAGCTGGCGGGAATCAATCTTTTCTGTTGCCCGACGCAGCTTTGATGATCCCTGGAGTTGTTTATAAGACAAAGAAGATAGATGCAACAGAGAATACTGTCACATTGCAAGCCTATGGGTTTGCTACTATAGATGGGCAGACTTCAATAGTCTTGACAGTACCTAACGAGGTTGTTTCGCTTATATCTGATGGCGTTAATCTCTGGCAAGTTTAGCTTAGTTTAAATTCGAATTTTGAACACAAACTGGAGGATTTATGTTTAGATATATAATCACAATGCTTATGTTGCTGGGAGTATCTTCGAGTGTATTCGCAGCTACGAGTACCTATGATAGATTTGTTGGGAATCATGCGAAGTTTAAAAATGTCTCTTCAGTGTCTGGGCAATTCTCTGGGACTGTGTATGCAGCTGATGCAGTTTTTAAAGGGCCTTCTATAGATTCAAGGGCTTATTCGACACTCGCACTTGCTGACGCTGCCGCTACCTCCGCCGGTAAGCAACTGGTGATTTCCACCGTCTACACCACCGTACCTGCCACACTTTCCGCCCCTGCCGTCAAGATCCTCCCCGGTGGAAAGCTGAACGGTAGCGGAACTGTTGCTATCACCGGGGCGTTTGAGGGCAGTGACGGGTGCTTCGGGGCGAGTCAGGTGGTTACGGGGCTGAAAGAGGCGCGGCCTGATTGGTGGGCGGTTAACGCGATTCCTGGCACGACAGACATGACTGTCGCACTGAACCGTGCCGCAACTGCACTTTCAGTGGGCGGGGAGTTACTGCTATCGTCAACCTACGGGGTGAGTGCGTCAACCAAACTCTACGACCACACGGCAGTTGTAGGTTTTGGAAACGCAACTGTACGAATCATTGATGGGGCCGTGGGGTCAATAAACATCTTCCAGAACTCAAATTACACGGCTTATGGCGGCAAGGGTAATCCCACCGTTCCAGACTATTCAGCTAAAACACCGAACTACGACATATCCCTCAGAGACTTAACGCTGGATTGTAACAAAGCCGGAGCTCCTGGCGCAACTAGCAACGGGTTTGTCTTCACGTTAATGGACCGAGTAACAATCAAAAACGTGACCGCTGTAAATGCTACTCAAAAAGGTGGCTACATACAGTCTAGCAAGAATGTATCCGTTACGCACAACAGCTTTTTCAACAACAACCTTAATGGATTCCATGGCTCGGATAATACTGACTTCGATGTAAGTTACAACACAGCCAACGGTAACGCAGACTATGCATTCGAGGTGGGCGCAGGTGATACTACGTCTGCGGCAAACGCCACCATTGGGATGCCGACTACCTATGGGGGTGACGGTTCTGTAAATGACAACACAGTGTTAGGGGGTGTCTCTGTTGGAATCTACCTGCGTGGCTTTAATTCCAGATATATACAAGATGTACGGGTGCTCCGCAACACAGTAAAAAATATGACTGAGGGTAATATTGGCACTGATCCATCTACAGGGAGCGGAATTGCAACCTCGGATTACACCAAGAAACTCGATATATCAGACAACAAACTGCACGACAACGCTAACGCCGGTTTGTATATTTTCGCCGGCACAGGGGAAAGCAATTACACCATAAACAACAACACCGCGAGGGCAAACACTCACGGTATGATTTTGAACGGTTTGACGTACTCGTTCGTGACAGGGAACAAACTCATATCCAATACCAGCATTGGTATGAAATTGAACTATCTTTACGCTTCCAATGTAAGCCGGAATGATTTCTATGGCAACGGCACGGTAACAGTTGGCAGTTCAATGCCTGTTACCAACACACAACTGTCATATATCCTCGCCAACACATTTAAGAGCGAGAGTCACACTGCGAATATTGACGAGGGTGCAGGCAACGCAAGCACAAACGCCTATATCGGGAATGTTGGAGACAAGGGCCACGATATTATCAGTGGAAGCATTGCGGCCAATAGGTCTAATTTACTTGCGCCCACCTTTGGGACAAACTACTCCGGTTCAAACGTGAAATATTACATGGATGATGGCGGAGTAGTGCATTTGCAAGGAGTCATCACAAAAACAGTGGCAGGGGTGGCCTATGAAACAATGCTTACGCTGCCTGTACCGTATCGCCCATCTATCGCTATGACTTTTATAGCCAGCAATGCGGATGCTCCGGTACCCGTGAAACTAAATACTACAGGGATTTTGGAATTTAGGACGGGTAACGCAACAACTGGCATTGATTTGAGCGGTATCAGCTTTAGGCCATAACCCACTAATCACTGCAATAGGAGCCGCCCCATGGCAAGATACGCGCAGAGCATAGATTTCATCAGAACAGTTTAAATTCAAATTTTGAATATAATCTTCAACGGAGATAAAGATATGCCAATTCAAATAGCTGGAGCTTATAAAGGCACTAATATAGGGCCAGTAAAAGATCTGGCATATGATTACCCTAATGGGGCGGATTTAAAGCCTGGGAGTAGATTGCATAGTGAGATTATAAACAAAGTAACAAGAATGGCAGATGACTCTTATGCGGTTATGAGTAAGAGGCATAAGAAGTGGAATGAGATTGATGAGACTCTGAAAGTCTATATACCTACAGATCAGGTAGAAAAGCTTATTAAGTACCAAGATAAGAGGAAGCCGGTTTCTATAGTTGTGCCATATAGCTACGCTACGAAAGAAACCATGATGAGTTACCTTACAAAGGCTTATCTGACGGATACGGTCTTCCAGTTCGAAGGTTATGGCCCTGAGGATACTATCGGAGCTAAGCTGCTTGAGCTAACTGTGAATCAACAGGTCAATAGGTTTAAGAGCGTTCTCGAGATGCATACGACTCTTAGTGACTGCCTCTCCTACGGGCTTGGCGCTTCTACGCTGAACTGGACAGAGAGGTGGGGGAAAAGGCCAGTTGTTAGGGAGCAGCCTAACTTTAGTAGATTTGGAAATCCTTTATCGACGAATAAGCTGAGGGAGAACGTAGATGCTTTGTTGTTCGAAGGGAATGAAGTAATCGCTATCGATCCTTATCGATATCTTCCCGATCCTAACGTCTCGATACACAATGTACAGCATGGGGAGTTCGTTGGCTGGATTGAGTTTAAGAGTCTTTATAAGCTTCTCGCAGATGAGCAGACAGATGCAAGTACTTTTAATGTAAAGTATCTTAAAGATCAACCATTCGTTGAAGCCAGATCGAAGTATTCTACCGATGCAAGCAGGAGGATTGCGAAAAGAGATGAGGCTTCTACTAACTCTTCGACCAACTACGTAACTCTCATAAACATGTACGTTACGTTGATTCCGAAAGATTGGAAGCTTCCTTTTTCTGAGGATAATCCAAGAGGGGAATACCCAGAGATTTGGCTCTTCACAGTGGCGAATGAGCTTATAGTGATCAAAGCCTCTCCCCTTGGATTGAATCACAACCAGTATCCGATAGCAATAGCAGCTCCTGATTATGATGGTTACTCGGTTACACCATTGAGTAAGATGGAACTTGTAGGTGGTTTACAGACCACCTTGAATTGGCTCTTCAATAGTCATATAGCCAACGTAAGGAAAGCCATCAATGATATGTTGATTGTTGATCCTTCTTTGGTAAACATGGAAGATATGGAGAATCCAGAACCCGGGAAGCTTATTAGATTAAGACGCTCAGCTTGGGGGCATGGTGTTGAGAATGTTGTGAAGCAGCTAGCTGTGACTGACATAACCAGAGGTAACATGGCAGACGTTCCGGTTGTTATGGATCTTATGCAGAAAGCCCTGGGAACGTCAGATGCAACTATGGGGATTCAACGAAGCAGAGGCGAGCGGGTAACCGCAGCTGAGTTTGGAGGAACTCAGGAGAATGCAATATCCAGGTTAGAGCATATGGGGAGGCTTATTTCAAGGCAATACTTTATGGACCTTGCTTACTTTCACGCCTCTCACACTCAGCAGCTGATGTCCCAAGATGTTTATGTAAAGGCAGTTGGAGATTGGGAAGATGTTTTGTTAGAAGAATTCTCGCAAGGTGGGTTTGATCCTTCTAAACCTATGAAAGTTTCTGTCTTTGATATCTTGGCGGACTATGACATAGTTTACAAGGATGGCGCCACAGTAGGTGCAACGGCACTGGAGAACGACTTCTGGACTAAGAGCTTTCAATCTATCTTGAGCAGCGATAAACTTGGGGAGTTCAATGCAGGGAAAATCTTTAAGCACCTTGCGAGAATGAACGGAGCTAAGAATGTAAATGACTTTGTAAATAAAGGAGGTGGGATCGCAGGTGCTCAGGTACTTCCAACAGCTGATGTACAGCAGCAGGCTCAGGCAGGGAATCTTGTTCCGCTTGCTATGGGCGATATGGGGTTTTAAGGAAGGGCGGACAACAGAGGAGATTGATGGGGCAATGATCTCCTTAGAAGAGTGGAGGCTTTTCGAACGGTCACTAATTTGGAAAGCTTTCACCTTCGATGTGAATGATCGAAGAAGGTTTTTAACAGAGCTTCTTGTTAACGGAAGTCCAAAGTGGAGTGATGAACAAATCAGGGGTAGGATACACGAACTTGAATATTTCGAAAACATACCGGCGATGATTAAGATGCAGCTTAGTCAAAACGCTGAGAACTCTACAATAAGAGATAAGGAGAATTAAGATGGATGAAGAAGAACTTGCGGCACAAGCAGAACAGCAGGTATTGATGGGAGATTTGCTTGGCATAGCTCCTGTGGAAGCGGAAAAAGCTGAGGACAATCAAGATAGTTTAAATTCGGAATTTGAATCGAATCTGGAAGATAGCGCTCCAGTTGATCAGGCCCCTGTAGTTGATGCGGTTCAGGAATCTGCGGTAACAGAACCGACTGTGGAAGAAACCCTTAGAGCCCAGATACTTGAACTGACACAGCGACTTGGAGGTGCGGAGGTACAGCAGATATATCCCGTGGCCCAAGGTGAGCAAGCACCTGAAGCGCAGGCGCAGGCACAAACTCAGCAAGTTGCGCAAAAGCAGCAAGTTACCGCAACTCAGGCATATCTCACAGATGAGGAATTAGATCAAGTTATTGACAATCCCACACTAATTGTGACGGCCATCCAAAGGGCGCAGCAGGACGTAGTCGGACAGATTGCAGCTAATCTTCCGCAGGTTATCAGTCAGATCGTAAATCAACAAGTGATGGTACAGCAGGCTGTTAGTGAGTTCTATGAAGCTAATCAGGACCTTCGGCAGTATGGTAGCTTTGTAAAGTTTGTGATGAGCGAAATGGAGACGAAGCATAAAGATAAAACTTTTAACGAAATCTTCCAGCTTACGGCCGATGAAAGTCGAAAAAGACTTGGACTGAAGAATCCGGCTGCACAAGTTGCAGACCGAAGCCAGTCTTCGCAGAAGCAAAAACCTGCTTTTGCTGGGAGTAGGAGAACTGGAACATCTAGGCCCGCCGGTAAAGAAGAGTTTTTTGATCCAGCTGTGGCGGATATGCTTAATCTTCGCTAGAGCTACTAACCCTTAAATTTCCCAAGGAGGAAAACAAAATGGCAGTTACTGGACTTCGCGGAACTGTGAGTTTCGCAGCAGATGGCACCCTCGCACGTAGGCCGGAGAACTGGAGAGAGACCATGACTCTCCTTTATCCGAACGGTCAGGCTCCGTTGACCGCGCTCCTGAGCTTGATGAAGAGCAAGTCGACGGACGACCCGATATTCCACTGGTTTGAAAAAGAGATGCCGAATCAGATCGTTACTGTTACCGGCGTCTACAGTGATGCTCTGAGCAGCGCTTGGGGCGCAGCCGAAAAGGCTCAAGGCGCTGATGTCTATCTAAAGATGAGTGCAGCTCATGTGACGAATTTCAAGATCGGCCACGTTGTCGCAGTATCCGCTCCGGCATCTGGCGATCTCGCTAAGAATCGTTTCATGGTTCTGGTTACGGCGACCCCGACTTCGAACGGGGCAAATAGCTATATCCAGGGTAAGCTGGTTTCGGCGACCTTCACTTCTCTGGCCTCTGCATCTTATACCACCGCTAAGCCGAGTGGTACGGCGTATCCCGAAGGTGATACTTCTGGCGTATCTATTGGTTACGACCCGACTGAGGTTAGCAACTACACTCAGATCTTCAGGAACTCTCTGGAGAATACCCGTACCGCAGGTAAGACGCGTCTTCGCACTGGGGATGCTGTAAGCCAGGCTAAGAAAGAATGCCTTGAGCTGCACATGATAGAGATGGAGCAGGCGTTCTTTAACAATGGTCCGAAGTATGTAACCACCGGCGCTAATGGTCAGCCGCTCCGACTCACTGGCGGTGTTCGAGGTGCGATTAGCACTAATAAGTGGGATTTCCGCGCGGCAACTGGCGTAGGCTCTACCACTTGGGCAGGCTCTGCAGCTGATGCTTTGAAGAACTACAGTTGGCTGCTTGATCGTCTGGAAGAAATCTTCCGCTACGGTACCGATACCAAGATCGGTTTCTGCGGCAACGCAGTTCCTCTGGCTATCCAGAAGCTGATTCTGGCTCTTGGAAGCACAAACGTCACAATCAGTATGGGCGAAACCAAGATGGCTTATGGTTTCAAGTTCCAGAACCTCACCTGCCCGTTCGGTGAGCTGCTGCTTAAGACTCATCCGCTGATGAATCTTGATGCAGCTACCCGCGGAGAGTGCACTATTCTCGATACTGAGAAGCTGACTTATAGGTATGTAGACGATACCACCTATAAGCCGGAAATCCAAGCTAATGACCTCGACGGGAAGAAGTCGGAGTATCTCACTGAGTGCGGCCTTGAGCTGGGTCTTGAGAAAACTCATGCTATTCTGAACGGTCTGGGCAATGCGCCTGCTTCTTAGGAAGTGAATAAAACTGAAGAGGGAGAGATAACTTCAAACCCTCTTCAGTTTATATTCGAAATTTGAATATAAACTCAGGAGGCTGTATGGCCTTTAAGGAATATTATCTAGGTTCACATGGACCTTTCTATGTTGAAGACACAGATCCGGCTTATGCCGATCCAGGGCAAGTTGTTATAAAGAGTGAGGTAGCCGATTATCTGGAACCATCGGACATAGCGGATGATTTAATAACTAATGACGCTACGAAGATTCTTAGCGCCAAACAAGGGAAAGTGCTTAAAGATCTTTTGGATGTTCTTACAGAGCGAAAAGATTGGATACAGTTGATAAATAAAACAGGAGCCGCTTCAGTCAAAGGTACTGTGGTTGCGATAGATGGCACAGTGGATCAAGCTGTGAAGAAGATTGTAGTTGATCAGCCCGGACCTATTGGAGTTATTACAGAAGATGGAATTGCAGATGGAGCTTCTGTCTGGGTAGCTGTAGGTGGAAAGGCTCAAGTTTTGTTTATTGGGGATACTACCTGCGGTCATATAGCTAGAGGTTTCATAGGTGCTGATGCTGGTTATATAGCTGGCTATGCTTTATCTGAAGCCTATCCAACTCCGCCCGCGGCGAGCGATAAACATTTCTATGAGATAGGGCATGTTATAGAGAGCAGAGTTGGAGCTGGTTTAGCTTGGTGTGTCTTGCATTTTAACTAAGGAGGTTCTGTATGACCTTGAGTGAATTAATAGAGGAATTTAAAGAAGCAACTGGGCGAATTGATTTATCGGTTGCTGAGGCTACTAAGTATTTAAACAGAGGCTGCAAGTTTCTTGATGAGATAACTTTTAAAGTTCAAGAAGATGCAATGCATTTTGCCCTTATCAGTGCAGAAACAACTGGAGTTGTTATACACAGAACTGTTAGAGCAATCAAGAGTGTTTGGGCTTATACAGATACAGAGAGATTTGAACTTGCCTACCTACCTTTAGGTGATATGAGGAAACTGTATAAAGACTTTACAAGCTCGAGTGGGATTCCAACTCATTACAGCCCCTCTCCAGTTAGATTAGTTGCAACTAATGAGAACAATCAACAAGGGGATATTCCGGGAGTCTGGGCCGATTTTCCAGGATCTGTGGATACAGTAAGAGAAGCTATTATGATCTGGCCGAGGCCGGACATAGATTATAGCCTAGAAATCCTTGGGAACTTTTACACAGAGTCTTTGTCTTCCGAAACGGTAGAGAATTGGTGGAGTGTTAGGCATCCTGAACTGGTTATACAAGCTGCAATCTATAGAATGGATAACAACTATCGAAATACAAATGGAGGCAAAGAGCTTCTTGAGAGTTTGACTCTAGGTGCTCAGACAATATATTTCGATGAAATCGAGAATGAATCTAACAGATCTTCGATCATGAAAGGGTAGGTTATGGACTTTATAACTAATGCAGAGGCCGTTGAGCTGGGGTTGAACAAAGAGAAGGTTAATAAAATCCTTGAGAGGGTTTATAATCTTGCTATAGAAAAAGCCCTTTGTAATTTACCAGAACTCTTGAATCATTTATCAAAGAGGCAGGCACATTTACAAGGGCTTTATACAAAATTCTTCGCGGAACATCCTCAGTATGTAGAGCAGAAAGCGAAGGTTGCTGAGGCTATTCAGAGTCTTGAGCTTCTTAACCCAGGCGACACGCCGGAGCAAATCTTTGAAAAGCTTCCAAAGAAGCTGCGAGACTTCGCTTTGGTTTCCAAGGAAGTTAAAGTAACTCCAGTAGATTTAGCGAAACTAAACGAGAGTGTAAATGGGGTGCTGTGATGGCTTATAAACAGATAACAGGCGATACACTGGAGCATCTTCTTGAAAGTATTGATGCTCACATAGATGTTCTCACGAGAAAGCCTAGGAGGATTATTGAACTTTGCATCCACCAACATCCGGCCGGTTGTCAACTTAGAAACGTCCTAATAGGAGAACTACTCGGAGTTGGTTTTTATGTAACAGCTGGAACATTGAAGAACTTTACTTTCATAACCCCAGTTGGAGATAGAAATCTATCTGTGGAGATAATTAGAAGTAAAGACTCCCAGACAGTTATTGATGAAGTTGCTTTAAGTGGCACAACATCTTTTGCGACTCCTATAGTTATCGAAGCCGGCACTGAGGTTTTTCTTAAACTCAAGCATGCTTCCCTAATAGAAGTTGCCTTCCTTACAGCTGGCTTTGTCTTCGAACCTAGGGCGGAGGTTATCTAGATGCGACAAAACAAGTTCGATTTATCGAAACTCCTTGGAAAGGGCTTGCTATCTTCGCATCCAGCTGGAGTTAATCAAGAAGGCTTCGTTGAGCTTGTTAATCTAAAGCCGTGGGAATCTAAGTTAAAGTATGTAGATAAACTCACTCTTGTTCCTGTTAGTAAGAAAACTCAGGAGTTTAGAATTGGCAACCAGAGCTGGGCGGTTGATAATAGTGCTTGTTATTCTATATCTGGCGGTGTTCTCACAAAGGTTTTGGACTTCACTGAGACTAACAAGCATTGGGATTCTGCGAACTTTATCAAGTTTGGGATTATATCTAATGGTGATGTTACTATCTTTATAAGCGATGGCGTAGCTAGTTTAGATAAACCCTTTGATGCGGATTTGCCAGTTTCGAACTCTATGACAGATTTACATGGGCAACTTATCTTAGGCGGTTTAACATCTGCTTGGAATAATCTAGATGGTACTTTCGTAGCTTGGTCGAAGATCGGAGCTGTTAATTTCACAGTAGGTAAAGACACAGAAGCTGGATTCCATAATCCAGATATTGGCAATGTTCTAAAGGTTCTTCCTCTCGACAAAGGTTTCTGCGCGATCGGAGATGCTGGCGTTGCAATCTATAAGCCCGCCCTTCAGACTTTTTCGTATAAGAAAATCTGGGGTGTTGGCGCAAGGGATAAAGCGAGCTGTGCTGGGAATGGTGAAGAGGTTTATTTTATAGACACCTTTGGGAAGCTCTGTCGAGTTACCGGAACTCCTAAAGTCTTGCAAGCAGAGAAAGGGCCTGAGGTTCTTGATTACGAGTGGATTCTGCGAGACACAGATGCAAGCCTCTTCTACTCAAGGGACCTTGATGAAGTTTGGATTCGAAATTCGAATGGAAACTTTGTTTTGAATAAAAGTGGGATGTATCAGAGAAGTGTTGAGGTATCGGGCCTTTTCAAAGAAGGCTCAGTTTTATACGGTTTAAAAGTTTCTGGAACCGAAACAGCTGCTTGGTTTAAGACCAGTAAGTTGGACTTTAACATAGGTGGGGATAAGACAATTTCTGAGGTTTATTGTCAAGATGATAGCAGTGGTTCGAAGTATACAGAGCTGACACTTACGAAGAAGCAAGTAGATTATGCTTCGAGAGAATTTCTTGAAAACGACAACGGAGTTACGTATCCACATCTTACAGGAAACGTAATGGCTGTTAAGAGAATTGCTAAGAACTTCACGAGTGGTTCGATTTCCAATCTTTATGTACAGACAATAAGAGTAGACGGCCGATCAGGTTTAGGCTGGACAGGAGCTCAGAATGCTAATTAAACTATTGCCGAGCCAAACGGCTAAGATATGGGATATTGTTAGGTTTTGTTATCTGAGATCTTTGCCCGTCGGAACGAAGGAAGATAGTGAAGCAGTGCAGGGCGTCCTTCACAGTTTGCTTCTTGAAACCAGTCAGTGCTGGGTTGGAGTTGATAAGGCGGAACCTGATCCGGATAATCAAGTATATGTGGTTCTCCTAAGTAAGATTCTCATCGACGAAGTTACACAAGAGAGAAATCTTTGCTTGTATACAATCTTCGGATTCCGGCCCATACCAGATGAGATGTGGGAACAAGGTATTGACGCTTTAAAAGAGTTTGCAAAAGCAAATAGGTGTAAATATATCACAAGTCTAAGTGCACATCCTAAAGTTATGGAAGTCTGCCAAAAGCTAGGCTTCATCTCAACTAGGTTACTCTCACTGGAGGTGTAAGATGGGAAAAGGTGGCGGCGGCGGTGGATCTAGTGGTAAGACAGACTTTCCGGATTACATGAAGACTTTTCATGGCTCTATGTTAGATCATGGGGGCACAGATACTTTTGATCTTTCTATAGTTGATTGTGTAAATGCGGCGCTGGCCGGTAATTCACCTTACTTCGCCTATACAACAGGGCAGCTGACGGTTAATCAACTTATGCTCGGCTCTGGTAAGTTGATTACAGATGCATCTTATAAGAAGCCATTCGATCTCTTAGGTACGCTTCAGCTTTTAGACTTTTCTACTTTGGTGACTGAGTTCAACTTCAATGTAACCAACGATGATTATACTCTAGCCCTTATTGCAGCCGAAACAACTGTGTTAGATGATGAGATAGATAATAACGTCGCACCTAAGTTTCACGCCTCTATGCGAGATATTGGAATGGTTATGTCCTCGGCCTTTGTAATCGGAGATGCCACAATCCAAGGAGATAAAATCAAAGCACTTGCGAAGCATAGGATGATAGTTGAGGAGCTTAAGCTAAAGGCGGCTGATCTTTCAATGCGCAAGGCGTCTATGCAGATGGATTTCGATAAAGGCATTGCAGCTCTTACATTAGATGCGTCTAAATACTACCATGCAATCAAGGCAGAAATTGAGGACACTAATGCTGAGTGGGGGGCTAAAGATCTTTTATGGGATATAAAGCTTTATCAGTACGCCGCTAATACACTTGGGGCTATATCTGGAGCTGCTTTAGCTGTTGATGAGGGAAAAGGATCGAAGCTAGGAAGTGCCGTTAGTGGCGCGTTGTCAGGTGCTGCAGCGGGCGCTATGGTTGGCGGTCCTTGGGGAGCGGCTGTAGGTGGGGCGATGGGCCTAGCTGGCGGGCTTTTCTAATAAGTTTCAATTCAAATTTTGAATACAAAGGAGAAAACAAATGGGACTTTTTGACTCTCTTACAGATGGTGGCGGTTTCTTAACTTCAATGCCTATCCTCAATGCTGTGAAAGATACACCTTTGAATCCAATGAACGGGCCGCTTATTAAGAATGCTCCAGCTATTCTAGATAAGGCAATGAATCCTATGATGTTGGCTTCTGTTCTTGGGTTGGCTGGCAGCGCTATTGGAGGTCCTAACAGCTGGCAGGGAAGACTTGGCAGTGGTGTACAACAGGCAGCTAATGGCAGTATGATGGCTGGCGCGCTTCTCGAAAGAGAGAAAGGCCAGAGAGATTTTTTAAAGAAAATCTTGGAAGCGCATGGGAAAGTTGGCCTTGAAACAGCATCTGCACTAGGTATGCAAAGTCCCGAGCAAAGTGGGCTTTCGCTATCCGGAGCTATGGGAGGTAAATAAGATGGCTTTGATAAAACAAACTGCGCCTCTTCAACAGGCTGCGCCTATTGTCGCTCCGAATATGAATCCAGCTTATGATGCTTTGAAAGCGGGTCTTCAGCAACAGTATGCACAGGCAGCTAACTTTGGTCGAATAGACCCAACTGTCTTGAGAGAGGCCCTCAGTAATGGGGGCTCACTTTCTAATACGTTTGGCTTTAATAGTCCTACGGATGTTCTAGGTTTATCGCCTCAAGAACTTATGATGCTCACCCAAGGTCAGTCTGTGAACAACCAGTTGCAGCAAGGTCAGAAGACTTTCGATGCAGTTACAGGTGGGCCTGAGAATCGAGATGCTATCCGGAGCATGGCTAATCAGTTGTTCCAAGGCGGACAGAGGTTTGAAGCTGATAAGGCGAATAACCAGATGCAAGTTGATTCAGCTAATCAGAGAAGTCAACAAGATGTTTATAATCAACAATTCTCTGTAAATAACAGAAGGGCGGAGAGCGAAGCATCTTTGCAAGAGCAAGTAAGGCATAGCCGGGAAGTCGAGAGGCAAGGCCTTGAAGGTCTTAGGTTGAAAGCCAGCGAGATGAAGTACTGGCAGAGCTTTAACGCCCAGCAGCAAGCTCAGCCGCAGACGGGTTTGCCTTTCGATAGTGAGCTGCAAGAGCACTATACGAAGCAAGCAACTTATTGGGCTGGCAAAGATGATCCGCTTTCTAAAGTTAATATGGCCACAAATCAGTTGTATGCTGTTGCGTTAGGGCAACCTTTTAATAAAGCCTTTGATGTGAATGATGCTAATTTAGCTCGATACCTAAATGGCGCAACTCAGGTAGTTCTTAGGCCCGATGGCTTCTATGGGCGCAAAGTCGTAGATGGCAAATACCAATACGTGAGTATGAAACCTGTCTTGGGATTGCCCGGACAAGATCAGCCGAAAACCAAGAAAGCCGGTTCCGGTAGTGCCGGTAAGCGATTCACTTATAATCCTCAATAGGAGGGCTCTTTATGGGCTGGATGGAAGATTCACTAAGAGAAGTAAACGAACCTGTGAAGGCTGCACAGAAGCCGCAGTGGATGATCGATTCTGAGTTGAGTGATGTTCCTGCGCAGGAGGCTAGTGTAGTTTCGGAACTCTCTAACACTGTTAGTGACATTGCACAGGCTGTTAAGAATCCAGCCCTTACATTCGGCACAATGCGAGCTGGGCTTGAGCAATCTATTGGCGGCTTTCAACAGATGCGAGGTGAGCAGCAGATTAAAGACCTTACACAAGCTTGGAAGCCCCTCAGAACTTTTGCAGGCATCCAAGAAGAAGACCCGCTTGAAAAGGCGGAAAATGTAAAGCAAGCTCTAGCTGCTATGCAAGCTACGGTTAAGCAGGGTAAAGATCTTTACAATGAAGGCAAGGCCTTGGAAGCGGGTTTAGCTGAAGCCTTTCCGCAGAAATCTTATCTTGGAACAGTTGCTCGAGGAGTAACTACCAGCGTCGGCCTCCAGTTGCCTGTAATGGCTGCATCTTTTATCATGCCAGAGCTGGCTGTGCCACTTACAACTTCTATGTACGTCACAACTTCTGGGCAGAAGTACGGAGAGAGAAGGAACGAACAAGGCATTGATGTAGAGACTGCGCAGAGGGATGCAGCTTTCCATGGCACTGTCGAAGTTGCGACTGAGCTAGGAGGAGCTTATTTCATGGGGCAGTTCTGGAAGGCTGCGAAAGCTGGTCAAGGCGTTCTCAAGCCGTTTGTGCAGAATCTGATTAGTGAGGTTGTAGGTGAATCAAGCGCAACAGCTTTGCAAGGAGCTAATGACTTTTCTGGGGCTCCCTTAGATTATATCTTCTCAAAGCAGCATCTGTCTGATCAGATTGATACGGCTGTTGCTACTTTGATGCAGTCTAGCCTTATGGGCATCCCAGGCAAGGTTGTGCAGTTTGACAGTAAGAGGCGCGCTACTAACTATGTAAACCAACTTCAAGATTTTATAACCGAAGCAGAAGCTGCTGGGGAAACGCAGATAGAAATGCCCGGCGGAGCTGTTGTTCAACTTGCAGAGATCAAACAAGAGAAAGCAGATCTTGAAAAAGCTTTTGAACTTACGATACCGGCACAGGAAGCTGAGGCGGCTAGGGATATTGAAGAAGGTGCGCCTGAGGCACCCTCTCAGACTGAAGGGCAGCCTACCGAAGATGAAGTTATTGCATCTACTAAAGAAGCTCTTCAAAGTGTAAAGGACCTAGCTGAGGTAACGCCTGAAGAACTTGCGAATGATACTGAGTTGATGCAAGAAGATTCTCTTGAGTCTACTACACAAGTTGTACAAGAACAACAGCCCGATCCGCTCTTCGCATCTATGATTGTTCAACATCTGGGTAGCCCTCTTAAAGATGATGAGCTTTTGGTGAGTTCTCCCGCTCTTCAATCTTTTAGTAACTATGCAGAAGATTTGCTTATTAGCACAGATACAAAGGCCAAAGTAGCTGTGCTTACTGTAGAAGATCTTAGAAGCAATCCAGAGATTGGGACTGCGCTAGGAGATTCTGTTACTAAACTAGTTGATTACATGAGTCAAGTTGATGCCCCTCGTGCAGCTATTTTAAAAGCCGGAGGTAGGTATGTAGTTGCAGTTGGGTCTGGTAATACAGATGCCCAAACTCTCGAGCTGGTAACCCACGAAGCAGTTGGGCATGTGATCGCCTATGAACATTTCGATAAGGCCACTACAGAGCAGAAGACGGCTATCGAGGCAGACTATCAAGCCTATGTCGCAAAGGTTAATGGCGGTGTATCTAATGAGCAGCTAGCTAAAGATATGTATCCCTTTAACCTTGCTTCTCCTAACCTGCCAGTTGATATAGGTTACATCTCCGTTCTACAAGACGGAACTAATGTCGGCAAAGAGTGGCTTGCGAACCAGATAACTAAGTGGGCGACTACTGACAAGGCTCCGCTGACCCTCGCAGATAAATGGTTCAAGGCTCTTGCAAATCAGTTTAGGAAGGCTCTGACGAAGATGAAGCGGAAAGGAGATACAACTGCGTTAGCTGTAGACTCTGTCGCAGATTGGCTGAATAGTATCTTCGATCCCTCTCGTTTAGATTCAATTCAAAATTCGAATTCAAACTTGATTGAGGTTCCAGCGCAGGATGGACGGAAAGTTCTTTCAAGAAAGCGACAAGTTGCGAAGCTGAGAAAGGCTGTTGATCCGAAAGTACTTGAACGGTACACAATAGGCAAAGCTGTAATGTCTCCGGAAGATGAGAAGATTGCATCTAAGCTTCGCAGTGATATCAAGGCTATAACTAAGACTGGCATGTCAAGTGTAGAGGTTGAGAACAAGAAGAGGCAGCTTAAGCAGATTGAGGGGAAGTACAGTAATGCTGTTACTGTCTTTGCTAAGGGGAATCTGAATAGTCTCGTTCCTTTGAAGACTATAACTGCCTCAAGTAGGTCAACCGCACAAAGAGAAGCTGAGTTCTATAAACTTATTATCGCGGCAGCAGGTAAAGATTTTATCAACACTTCGAGTACGACCTCCAAGCGTATCGAATACTATAGGGGGTTGATTACTAACTTCAAGCAGGAAATCCAACAGTATGCAGACGACCACGGCTTGTCTTTTGAACAGACTTGGCTGAACTTCATAGGTGATCCGGCGAACTTCCTTGGCAAGCTAGGACCTAAGCCGATGTTTGTTAACATGAGGTTGTTTAATAAGCTTGCGGCTGCGGTTGAGCATAACCCTAATGCAGTTAAAAGAGCCATCCTCTATGAGAAGCGGGTTATATCTGAGGAGGTTCAAGAAGTTGTTAAAGAGACCGAAGCTGTTAATGCAGAGCTAGCTGCGACGGAGAAGAAAGTTATTGTAAGGAAGAAAGTATCTGTATCCGACATTCCCAAGGTAGGCAAAGAAGAAGCTATTGAGGCAAAGCAAGAGGTTGTTAAGAGGCTCTCGAAGGCCCCTTCAAATAGTGATATTGCAATGCAACTGGAGGTTCTTCTAAACCAGTATAATGATATCATAGCTGGGAATGCTGATTACAGTGACTTCCAACCTGAACCAGTTTCAATTCAAAATTCGAATTTAAACTCATGGGATCGGATATCTGTGCCCGATGAAGTAAGTGATGAAGAAGCAAAGATGTTTATGGATATGCTAGATAGTTTTGCTGCCGCATGGCATGGAACGCCTCATAGGTTTGAGAAGTTCTCTACGAAGCATATCGGAAGTGGGGAAGGTGCGCAGGTATATGGATGGGGATTGTACTTTGCTAGTAATGAAAAAGTTGCTAGGTGGTATAAGGATAAATTATCTAAAGAGAAAGATGGGCCTGTCACCGTTAAGTTGAATGGCGTAGTGCAAAACTTCTATCGTTTAGACGAGTCTCCTCAAGCTATTTTAACTAAAATTATAGCTCGCGTAGCCTTGCCAAAAGATAGAAGTGCTTTTATATGGGAGAAGGTAATATATGACGTAGATAAAAAGTTGGAAAATAGTATTAAACATTTGAATGTACTAAAACAATCAGGAGCAAAAGAAAACACTTTAGGCGGAGCTATTGATGGTGTGCAGTATTGGAGGGATGTTTTAAGATTAGCTAAGGAATGGGAAGTATCTAAATACGTCGAAGTAAGTAAACCCAAAAGAGGAGCTCTCTACAAAGTCGAACTTGCTCCGCAGGAAGATGAGTATTTGCTTTGGGATGAGCCTTTAGAAGAGCAAAGTAAGAAGGTAAGAACAGCTGTACTGCCTACACTTAAGGAGTGGGCTCGTATAGATGATCCCGATCATATAAACTATATGTTTGGAACTTCTGGCAAAGGCTTTTACTCTGAATTGGTTAGTAGACTAGGAAGTCAAAGTGAAGCTTCTGCTTATCTTTACAGTCTCGGCATCAGAGGGAACAAGTATCTAGATGGCAATAGCCGCTCAAAGGGCGAAGGGCATTACAACTACGTAATCTTCAACGAGGATGATGTTGAGATTAGTGAGATTAGTGACTTTGCGGGTAAGTCAAAGGAAGAAAAGAAAGCCCAGAGGATAAAAGATACACTCTATAAAGTCCGCCCCCAGAAGAGAAACCTTAAACCTCTTACGCCTGATGAACTTGAAAAGAGAGAAGCAGCTAAGTTAGAGAGAAGATCTAAAGCCGAACGCCAAAGAAGAGAGCTTCTCAAAAACGTGATAAAGCTCGCTGAGACTGCGAAGGAGAAAGGACTTGCCTTAACGGAATATCTCCAGCAAAGCGGTTTCTCTGATGAAGAGAACGTTAAGATGGTGAGGTTGTATCTTCAGAACCGAGGAGTCTTTAATCAGCGCGAGCATATTATGCGCCTTGCAACTGCACTGGGACTTTCCGATAGTGTGTCTGGTGATGAAGGTTTACAGGAATTTATCCTTACGGTGTTCCCAAAAAGCTATGGAACTCTTGATACTATTGGTATCCGTGGTAAGGATATTATCCTGCACAGGTTACAGGAACTCTACTTTAATCAGAACCAAGACTTTATGGACTTTACAAAGGAGAAAACGCTTCGAGATTTTAAAGCAGAGAAAGCTGAGGAGTTCAAAGGTCTAGCAACATGGGATAGGCTATTGGCTTTTAAGTTACGCATTATAGATCAGGTTGAAGAGAATCTCTCTGTAACACCGGCAGGATCTAAGATTGTCTATCATCTGAAGCAGGTCCTCGGAGCTCAGTATGCTCTTTATTCTAGAGACTACATGAGACAGATAGATAACATGCTGCAAGAGATACCAGATAAGGCGGCTCGAGAAGAGTTGCTAGAGAGATATCTGGAGGGTGTCCCAGGGCAGGCTGGAAGAAATGAGACTGAGACTAGATACTTTAATATGATGGATCAGATTTTTCAAGCCTACGGCAAGGAGATGGAGATTCTAGGCTTTAAGACTTTCTATAACTCTGGCCGGCGGGAACTATTTAAGCACGATCCAACTGTGAGATACTTCCCCAGGATGTGGCCGAAAGGAGCTTTTGAAAAGCCCTCTGAGATTATGATTCAAAGTCTTATAAGAAGCGGGGAAGCTTTCAATGAAGAACACGCTAGGAAGCTGATTAACAAGATGCGCCGCAGACAAGCTCTTTTGCATGTTCCTAGGTATGCAAACATGGAGATGGCAAGAGAAACGAACATGGATGGGTGGATTAAAGATCCGGTTGAGGTCCTGAGATCTTATGTAGCAAACGGGAGTAGAAGACTTGCAGTTGTCAGGATGCTCGGACCTACGGCAGAGGCGAAGTTGGTCTCTCTCGCAGCTGAACATCTTCGCCAGAGCGCCATACCAGAAGCTATGGAAGACGCCATCAATGCTGTCAATGCAATCATAGGCGGGCGTTCAGCAGTAGAGAAAGATACAGCAGTTGGTTGGGGTGTTGGAGAGGGTCAAGCTATGGCAGTTGCTACTATGCTTCAACACTCGCAATTACTTCAACCAGGTGTGGCGTCTAACGTATCTGCGATATCAGGTTATAAGCATTTGATTAAAGGCTTTTCTCAGATTCTTTTCAGAGATAGAGCAACCAGAGAGCAGGCTAAGGCAAGAGCTTTTGCTATGGGCGTCGCTGAGAGGTTCGTATCCAGGGAGATTATAGATAACCTGGATATAGATAGCCCAGCTAGGGAGCGGACAGATAAGCTTTTGCGCGCTTGGAAGATGGTAGGGATTGACCAGTGGATGCGCGCTGGCTCAGCTTTGGCTTTCCATAGCTATTTAATGGAAGAAACAGCTAAGGCGGTTTCTGGAAGTGCGAAGGCGAGGGCAAATCTTAAAGAGGCCTACGTAGATGCAGACGCTATCATAGCTGCATATAATGCAAACGAGGAGAAAGAAGTTGAAGATTGGATTCAACTTGGAGCTTTCTCTCTAACACAAAAGACTAACTTTGCAACAGATGCTCTTACAACACCGAAGATTTTAGAGAAGGCAAACCCTTGGATGCAGATGCTAACTTTGTTTTCTCGGTACAGTTATCATCAGCATAAGTATCTTAAAGATATGCTACTTAATCACCCAGAAAGACTATTTAGGCAGGGGATGAGTACGACAATCATAGGCGCTCCTATCTATATGCTTAGATTATTAGCAAAAGGAGTTGATCCGTTTAAACAGTTTGAAGAAGATGGAGTCTTTGCTACTCTATACAAGATGTTCATGTCCGGCTCTGGTTTAGGGTTATTTGTAGATAGTCTAGGCTCAGCTTTGATGGGTTACCAAGGATCTAGCGGGGGCGGACCTTTGATCGAGAAAGGTAAAGATGTAGGTAGTCTTGCCCTTGGGGCAGCGAAAAACGCTGTGCAAGGGAAACCTATTACCGAGTATACGTATGTTATGGCTGTGAGAACTTTCGTTGATGCAGGTATTTATGTATCTGCTAGGGTGCTTCCGGCTAAGATCGGTATTCCTATTGCAGCTGGTTTGGGCTTTGTAGCTCCGGCGATAGAGAAGAATGTTATGCCCACCAAGAAAGAAGCGGTTGTTAACTTTGTAGACGGAAAAAGGAGGTAGCGAAGATGGCAAAGTGGCTAGAGATCGCAAAGGGTGAAGTCGGAGTATCTGAGGTCAAAGGAGGCGAGAATAAGAAGATCATCGAGTATCATTCTACCACCACACTAAAGGCGAAGGAGGACGAGATACCGTGGTGCTCTAGCTTTGTAAACTGGTGCATCTTGAAAGCCGGACTCAAAGGTACAAATAGTGCAGCTGCGAAGAGTTGGCTTGACTGGGGTGTGGCTTGCGAGCCTAGGGAGGGGGCTATCTGTATTATACAGCAGAAGCAGGCCGGAGCAGATAAAGCAACTGGAAGCTCCTCGGGATATCACGTAGGGTTTTATCTTAGAGAGCAAGATGGGCGGGTTAGACTTCTGGGCGGGAACCAAGGTGATTCAGTAAAAGAAAGTGGTTTCGGTCTTGGGTCTTATAGGATCGTTGGTATGAGATGGCCAACAGAGGAGGCGTAGAGAATGTGGAATAAGATTTATACGGCTATTATTCTTGTGGCACTAACCGCAGGTATTGCTTCGGCATGGACTTCGACACTGCCCTCAGCTAGCCACGGCACACTCGGAGATAATCAGAAGCTCGAGCTGATTAAGCAGAATCTGGAAGAGCTTAGAACTCGGATCGATGCAGATAAGGCTATTTTTGCTTCCTACACTTCGACGCATTCCTAAAGGAGATTGTTATGCAAGATAAAGATAAACTCACTACCATTCTTGGTGCGGTTGGTGCCGTTGTAACCGCCGCTGAGCCGGTTGTTTCTGCAAGCTCTGGCACCATGCATCAAGGTGATTGGCTGCAACTTGCTATGGCGGTTGTTTTCGGTCTGCTCGGTTGGGCGACTAATAAGAAAGAGGCTAAGATAATCAGCACGGATTAGTTTCCATTCGAATTTCGAATTTAAACTAAAGGAGGTGATATAGATGCCGAAGAAACCTACTATGCCGATGATGCCCAAGAAAGATATGCCGCAGATGCCTAAGGGCGGAAAGAAAGGTGGGAAGTGTTAAGTAGATAAAAGAAAGGGAGATAGACTTAGCTATTGTCTATCTCCCTTTTCTTATCTATTTAGAGGCCTCAAAGCCTGGGAAGTAATCTTCTACACAGCTATCTAAGTTACAAGACTTACAAGGTTCTTGATCATAGCGCTTGAAGCGGAACTTACAGCGAACGCAGCCACCTTGAGTTTCTTGATTTCTAGTCTTGGCTTTCTTTTCTTTCTCTTCGCATTCGGCACAGGTTCCCATTGTTTAATCCTCCTTAGTAAATTGTTTCAAGATATCTCCAACAGGGGCATAGATTGGTCGGTCGTCTATAAGATTATTTACCGCCATGGCATCTAGGATAATTGCACAACATGCCATTACGTGACCTAAGTGGCAAGCTCCAGACTCTTCTTCTACATCTTCCCTATCTAGGAAAGCTCTCAAGTGACGTTCGGCGGCATTAAGATAAACCATAGCAGATACTGACTTCTCTCTCCAGTTGTATGGCCCATACTTAGCTGCGCCTAGTTGAAAAGCTATGGCGGTGTGAATCAGCGCTGGGGAAGGTATAAGACCCAGAGCAGGCTTCTTCATACCGAAGATAGATTTTGGATTGTTATCAGGGCGCTCCACTTTTAACCTCCTTTAGTGTAATAAAGATTGTTCCATAGCAACCCTTGCAAGACTTGTCGTTAGCTTGCTTTGTTCCGCAGGTTATGCACCTATACAGCTTCATTAGTCTTTCCCTCCAGTATGTGTTTCGAGATTGAATAGAGATAATCTGTTCTCTCTGCATCGTATCGGATATCTATAACCTTCCTAGCTGCAAGAGTCTTCATGATAATCTGCAAGGTGTATTCATCTATATCGTAGCAGAACTTATCTAAGATATCACTTCTAGTTGTTTGCTTTACCTTGAGAAGGTAATCGAAGATTTGAGCAGTTGATTCACTGTATCTAGCTTTGCCGAGTCCAAGGAAAGCTCTAGGCATCTTAGGCTCTACTGATTCAAGCAAAGAAACAGCTCGCTCAAAGTCAGATACAAGAATAATTCTGTCAGAAGAGCGAGAAGCACTAGCAACCATACTGAGCTTAAGAGTGTGAACAGCTCTTCGCTCACAATAGCCAGCAAAGTGAGGATCTTTAATAACCGGACTCTTGCTTTGGTGAGTATACCACTTTGTATAAGCTTCCATAGTTTTGTTATCAAATCGCATCTCCCCGGCCATCAGTGCAATCTGCTCAAGATCATTCACTAAGTAGGGCCGCATATTCAGAATATCTTGCGAAACAGTAGGATCAGCTACAATCTGTTTTTTAGTATCCTCGACGACGAATATAATTCGAGATGTAAACCCACCCCCGAACGCTTCTTGAGGCAAGATAGATCGCAGCCAATCAGGTGCTGTGGCTCCGAGGAAGTTAACACACACGCCGGTGAGTTTGTCTGTGCCACTGCCCTTGGTTCTGTATGTCCACTGGTCGTGACAATCAAACCAGTCAGTGAGATCAGCAAGGAATTTGATATTACCCTGGCCAAGAAAGACACTGAGTTCCTCCGATTGAACTGTTATAGAGCAATGAAACTTTGGGACGTTATCCGTAGGGTCCATGTAGGTAGCGACACAGTCTCGCATATCTCTGATGAGAGCCTCCCTAGTTACAGACTCGCTTGTAAGGACAACTCCGTTGATGTCTTGCAAGAGGTCCTTGCCTATGCCCATCGCAGTTCCCTTACGACACCCGCTGGGCCCAATCAAGACTATGTACAAATTCGGATAGAGTCTTTTGAAACCCCACTTTAAGTATACCCTTCTTTGTAAGCATCCGCTGATAGCGGAAAGCGCTGTCCAGATATGGTAGTTTGTAGGGGGTTCCGTGTTTGCAGTGTATCTTAGATACGCTGTTAAGAAGTCCTCGTAGTTTCTTGCCATTACCCCTCCTCAACTTCATCATCTTCAGAGTCCTCCAATTCATCTAAGTCGATAGCGGTTGAGGTTTGTTTTTGCTTCTCAAGTAGCTTTGCGACAACCTGTTCGAGGTTTGCTGTAACTTCGTCTAGTGTTCCTTCTATGGAGACTTTCTCAAGATTCTTTGCATCAAAGCCTACTTTTGCATCTGTTCTGATTATAAATGATCTGCCATTAGCCACCAAGGGGACTTCAGCAAACTCCTTTATAGCCAGCATACACTGGGCGTAGCCTCTAAGATCTGAGAGAATCCTTTGCCAGAGGACAGAGTCATGCACTTGGGAGAGTAGCTCTAGCTTTCGCAAGAACTCAAAGTCTGGCAAAGTCTGCTTCTCGTAGCAATCAATCAGGGCTTTGTTAAGAAGCTGAGCAACCGTGCTCTGAGGGATATAGGCGTAAGCTGCTTTAAAGAGATCATCTCCCCAGCGATCTAAAAACCTCCTTTTCCTTCCAAACAGATTTACAAGAGTCCGATCTTTTCCCAATTGCGTTCTGATATGTGCGTGCCAGATTCTAATAGAAGGATAAGCTCTGTGGTAGAGATCACAGCAGCGCCGCGCTTCCCTGAGATCGAGACCATATGTAGCAGCAAATCCGTTCGCTCCGAGGTCGTAGTTGAGACCGTGATTTGACTTCTTCCCGGCTTGCCTACAGGACATATTAGGAATAGGATGATAGCGAAGGATATCAGGGCAATACTCTTTCCGCTTCTGTAGAATAACAGATTCATCAGACTCACTCCCTAGGATTTCATCCTCTAACTTTATAAGCTCTTTCGGTGCGCCGAACATTAGATGGGCTGTATTGATATGCGCATCTTCCCTATTCTCTATGGTGCGGATCATATTAGCATCGCCACAGAGATAAGCTACGACAACCCATTCAGCTTGTGCTTTGTCCATCTCGCACATGAGATAACCTTCGTCAGCCTCTAAGAAGGCCTTAAAGATTTTAGGAAGGTTTTGCATGTTAGTTCCGGTGCCAAATATCGTTGCGCTGGAAGAAAGTCTACCACTATTAGTGCCAGAGATATTCCAAGAACACCTAAGACGGCCATCACTATCAAAGCTAATATTAAGGTAGGTACCGATAAGCTTCCTGTAAGCACGTACTTGTTGGACAAGGGTTGCCTCCTTGCAGCCTTTAAGGGCTAGTTTTTTCATTGCTTTGTTGTCTGTTGTAGCTTTTGAACTTCGCTCTCCAGTAACAGGGTCTTTCTTCAAGGCGGTTATTGGCTTATAACCTTTGACGCCGTAGAAGTACTCTTTGCATTGTTTCGGACTTGAGACGTTAAGAGCAAAGCCGCAGAGTTTATTCAACTCGATTTGCGCCTTCTCAAGGGACGCTGTTGCTTCAACTTTATGTGCCTGCAACTTATCTTTGTTAACCTTAATTCCTCTGGTTGCCATGAACAGAAGTGGCTCCATGAGTCTGCGGCAGAAGTCATATGTCTCAGCGTTTCCAAACTTGACTAGCTCATCTTGTAGCAAAGGATCAGCTTCGAGAAGCACCGCAGAGTCTTTTGCATTATACTCGTAGAACTGATTAATGTTGTTATGGCCGCTACCTTTGATATCATTGAACCAAGTCTTGCCGTCGTCTTTATAGTAGGGTTCCCTTGTAAAGAGGGAGCAGATGAAACCTAAGCCTTTCGGGAAGTCAGGGTAGTTCAGATGGCACTTTATCATTGTGTCGTGGACTATGCCTCTTACGATAATCTTATTCCGCATCAAAAGAAAGCTTCTATCAAACATTCCGTTTTGGAGATATTTTGCTATAGAGGCATCGCCTAGATAAGCCTCAATCAATCTCCAGAGTTCTGCTTCCTCTTCGATAGTCCAACGCGAGTCGAAAGGGATTGACATAGATAGCAAGGAATCAGGAGCGAAAGAGATACAAGAAACTTCACCTTTGTAAACCTCGATATCGAAAGCGGAAGGTTTCTTATCGGTGATAAGCTCAAGAAGAAAAGCCTTACATTCAAGGAAACTGGGTTGGACCAGTAAAGTACGGGCCGGGACTCGAATGTCTGGGTAAAAACTCTCTTCATGAATCCTCCGAAAGTCATTGGCGATGTGATATCTTAAGAGATATTGTCTAATTGCGGTTGCTGGAGATAGCGTTGGGATAACTTTGTAGGGCGTTCCATCTTCGCGAGTAAAGTTCCCAGCTGCTTCGAGCATTGAGTTTCTGTACTTGGTTATCCCTGATCTTCGGCAGACAGCTTGGAAGGGGATTTCACCTAGAGGGACAATGACATTAGGATTTATGACCTTGACTATGGAACAGATATTCCCTATTGCGTCGGCACCTGTAGTTGTAAAACCTCCCTTCTCTGTCCATAGACCTGCGCAGCTGATGCCAGTCGGGTTTAAGAAGATAACGGATAACGATGAGAGTTGAATACCAGCAGTACCCAAGCATTGCCCTAAGAGAGTCCCAGCAGTACCAGAGAAAGGCTTGCGAGTTTTGAAGTCGTCTGAGCATGGAGAATCTCCTATGACTACGATCCTACTACCAGGGATTATTTGGGATATGCCTTCAGTTTGTGTTTGTAGACCGTCCATTTGAATGAAGCTCATTCGCAGTCCTCCGACCTGTAGTGTTTATACTGGCTACAAGAATCAGAGTCTTCAACTTTCGGTTGCTGCCATGTTGTGATATCTTTTTGCATTACCAACACAGGCGGGTTAAAGCAACATCTATTTTCCTTCTTCCAAAGGCAACTGCCACAACGTCTTTCCATAAAACCTCCAAGTAACTGCACCGTCTATGCAGTTTGTATTCAAATTTCGAATGCAATCTAATGCAAGCGATTAAAGATTCTTCTTATTGTATAACTTCGGATAAGAGAAATAGCTGTGAACCAGAGACTGATCTTTATGTTGGTTTCCAAAGGGCAGTTGATTCCATAAAGAGGAAAGATCAATACCTGGCTTGCAACTGCAACTGCCCAACCTATAAAGATATTCGCCCAACTTTCTATGAAGGAGCCGATCTTACTCTGACTCATAGAATTCCGGCCTGTTCCATTTCAACGAGCCTGATAAGGAATCTCTTCTTAACCTCCTCATTAAGGTCAAAGCCGAATGTACTATGGCCCATAGAAAAGCCAGTGAGTAGATCATTACCACTTCCGATAAACGGCACAAGGATTGTACAGCCCGGCTGAGCATAGGTTTCGAAGACCTCCTTCATAAGGGATAAAGGCTTTTCCGTAGGGTGAATCTTCTTATCTCCGTTGAGTTTTTTATGCCGGAAGATATTACTTCTTCCCCTCTTGAAGATAACCGGAGTGCCTTTTCTACAAGAGAAGAAGGGTTCATAGCATCTTGCAAGATACAGCTCAGGTTGATTTGTCTGACCTTGTTCGCCGGTATCCCAGATGTTAGGGATAGCATCTACTTTCCACCCTACCTGCTGGAGCATTTCAAGGAGAGGCTGATACCACTGGATTGCAAACCACCAAGTCATGGAGCAGTCATCTGCAGAAAGCCTAAAGCACTCGGATGCGACTTCATAAGCGAAACCTCTCCATTCTCCACTCTCTTTATCGCGGAAGAGAAAATCTCCTGCAGCCACTTCTCGGTAATCTGATTCGATAATCTTAACGTCTCCACCGTTATCTCGCTTGATTGCATTAAGGTCGATTCCGTACGGAGTGTCGACGTTGATATATCGCAGGGTTGTGCTCGGCTCGAGATTCTTAAGGCCTTCGATAGCATCACCGATTCTAAAGCTTGCGTCTGCTTGTGAGTAGAAAGATAACTTAGGCTTTTGGGTTGCAAGAGCTGGGTTTTCAACAACAGTAGCTCCGCCTTTGTCAACTTGAATTGTGTTCGTAGCACGGTGCCTCCTTCCAAGTTCTTCTACAATAAGACGCTCTTGCATCTGCTTAAGCTTCTTGCGCGCTTCATCCTTAGTTGAACAGGCCGCAAGCTCTGGGATTTCCTCCATAGCCTTCGCAAGTGCCACGTCCATAGAGAAGTTAGCTTGGGAGTCACCAAGCATCTCGGCGACGTCTTTCTGAGATACCCCAGATGAATTAGTTGCTGCACGACCTGTGCCTTTAATGCCGTGAAGCTCTTGCTTAAGGCGGAGGATTTCATTTTTAAGTGCAACCTCCTCTTGCCAGGTTAAGTTTTCTCTCTGGAGGTTTTCTTCCAGTTCCATTTCTCTGAGCTTGATAGGACTGACATCTTTCATTTCCCTCACAGGGATTTGGGTCCAGCCCAGTTTTTTCAGAGCAGTCATTCTTCGGCCGCCGGCAATCAGATTATTCTGTTCATCAACTACAGGAAAATGCATCAGGCCGTTTTCGACTATAGATTGGCAGAGTTCATCTATCTTGTTGTACTCCTTCCTGAATCTTTCTCCGATAACTATGTCTTCTACAAAAAGGTATTTAGATGGTTGATCTTCAACTGCACCTGTAAGCATATCACCGAAGCTCACTATTTTATCCTCCTAAGTTTATGTTCAAATTTTAAATTCAAAGTTACTTCGGAAGTTCAACTCCCATCTGAGCCAGTAGAGCTCTAGCCATTTCCGGAGTCATATTTGCGAGAACCTTATCTGCACTGTTCTTCTTTTCTCTTGCTTTAGTGAGGATTATTGTTTCTTTAGTACGATTGTGTCTGATATCCTTTAAAGCTTCGAAAAGCTCTTCATCAGACATTTCGCTTATTGTAGTTACAATGTCTTCTAGTAAAGCCACTGTTATACCTCCTTCTTAGAAACATGTTTAGTTACGGCATTCCAATCTTTGTTGAGAATCAAACCTACCAATTCCTTCCCATGAGTTTCAACTGCATCACAGAGATTTTCACAAAGAGCTTCCATTACTTTGTTCTTCACGCCCCATGGAAGGAACTTGTTCATTCTCTGATCTAGTGAGTCTTCGATAATGATGCTTACACGAGGCATTGAGCAGCCTCCTCCGGGAAGAGCCCGTTTTCATCTAAATCTTCTGCACAACTTCTACAGGCATGTTGGTTTATTCCTAACAACGTAATCGGCCCGTATGTAACGTATTTATCAGGTGTTCCGCTCCCTCTTACTATTTGCTTTGTACAACAGTCACAGGTTGTAATCCTGCCAAGTTTCATAAAACCTCCCTTCGAAAATTGAGACAAAAAAGGGAGAGCTGATTTGTTTAAGAACCAACTCTCCCTCTTTGTGTTCTGCACCTGCCCGAGGACTACGCCGCCTCAAGTCGTTTACGATCAAGAACCATAGTTCTAACCTCGGCTTAATTGCTGCAGGCGCATTTGTTTACTTCATCATCGGCAACTTGATTTTGTTAGAAACAACTCCCTGATACTCATCCTGAGTCAGGAAGCACTTGGCGCGAGCGCCGGGGAAGCGGGTAAGGTCGATGCCTCCTTGGAACGGAATACCGAACTGAACGAGGAAGCGCTTCATGAAGAGGAGCTTGTTTTTCTTCTTGCTCTCGTCGTCATGAGCGAGAGGGAAGCTGATGTTGTGGAGGACGTTGGCAGCGCCGGTTGCGCCTTCAACTTCAAGGATCACCAGCAGGCCTTTGCTGTTGCCACTTTCATCCTGCTTCTCCTTGACGTCGGTGATAACCAGGCTGTACTCCCCTTCAGCTACCGGCTTGTCTTCTTCGATTGCATCCAGTTCCATGTCGATAAAGCTCATCTGTGTTTCTCCCTTTTCTTTTGTTTGGTTGAGGTTTCGTTTGTGTTTAGATTCGATTTGAAATTCGAATTTAAACTACTCTTCTTCGTCCAGTTGTTCGCAATCTCCGCAGTTGTCAAGCGTGATTTCCTCGAGGGTGCAGTTACCTTCTGCGTTCTCGTCCTGATACTTGCAGTCGGTATTAGCGCAGCTTTTCATAACAGCCATGTTCTCACCTCCTTTGTTTTCGACGTCTCTACTATGGTTAATCCGTCCAGATACCCTTCTCCCGCAAGATCTTCCCAAGGCCGAACTTTGTTACGTCGGAAGAGTTTGCAGGAATTGTAATATCTAAGGTCGGAGGAAGCTCCATGCTGCATCTTGCAGTTGGGTACATATCCGTAGGGACGGTGTCGATAAGATACTTTACCTGCCCATTGACTACGTCTGCATGACAGTGGTAGATGTCAGAGAAGAGGATCGGAAGTTTCTGTTTAAGTTGACCAGCTACCATGAGCTGGATCTTGACGGTCTTCATAAGCTTGTCTTGGGCAGCGTTCTCGTGGCCGGTAAAAAATACAAAACAACCTTGACCGTTAGCGTTACGGATGATACGAGCGAGAGCGTTAGCAGCAACTCCGTAGTCGCTGATCTCCGGCTGCTTGCCAGCTCGTCCGTTAATCTCCAGGATACGATCCATGAGAAGGTCGTTAAGAGTAGTAATACTGTCAAATCCAACTGCATCGAAGCCTCCCTTTACGCCGTCTATCTCAGAGTTGGGATCAGCGAACCAGTTCGCCTTGAGCCTTCTCTCGAAGTCATTCTCCCACTTGGAGTAAACATCATTAGCTTCGTAACGTGGAGCAGAGGAATCCTTCACACCTTTGAGAGTAGATACAGACATTGAGATATTCTCAGGCATGAAGGCTTCATAGTGGATATCATCCGTACCTTTGATCGAAGACAAACCTGCCGGGTCGAACATGTAGAGGAACTTTCTACCAGGGATTGTACGAAAAGCAGTTGTCTTCCCTGAGCCTATGTCTCCGTAAAGGAGGAAGTTGTTTCTAGCTGGCTTTTCCATAGCAGATGCATGGGGCATTAGAAGCTCCTTTCCGTAGCGCAGCAGGATTCTTCTTGCTCTGTTTGGCCGGCATACGCTCTATTAAGTGTGGCTATACCTGCAGGCTCTCCCTTAGTTTTATTAACTGCGGTAGCTATGTATTCCTTCTCTACTTGCTCAGGGTTCCCATAGTATCGTTCAATCTCAGCTGTCATATGCGCCAACTTTTTAAACACCAAAGTCTGGCAACCGACTTGAACTACAAAGCCATTCAAAACAGGGTGGATTGTGAGGTCTCTGATCATTGTAAAAATCTCCTTTGTGTTGTTGTATTAGATGGCAAGATTTGCCTTCTTTGTGTTAGTGGTGTCAGTCTTGTTCATCTTCCATCTGCATAAACTGCTATCGAAGAACTCTTGTTTGCAATCTGGGCAGATGTAATTCCAGTTGCCTTCGTCTGTTCTGACTATGAAGCTCCCGCAATCGCACTTTACATTTGTAGTCTCTTGCATCTAGCTAGCCTCCGCTGTTGGGGTACAAGTTACGGTGCCATCTAAGTTCTCAGTAATATTAAAAGGAACCCAAGTTGCACTCTGCATATTATCCGGAATCTCTTTGTGCTCCGGATTCTCCCAGAACTGACATAGATCATGATAAGGACAAGTGCCGAAATATTGAGTGCAACTTGTAGTGCACTTAGGGAAAGCTGGTAGATAGTCAAGGCGATCACCGCTTGCTCTGTACTCAAGAAGCCTTTCCTCATTCAACTCAATCATGTCAATCAGATCTGTAACTTCCCAGACCCATGCATTAAGTTGACTTGTTTGCCTCTGCAGAGGGATTCTCTGGAAGTCAATCTTTGTTTTCGAAACCAGAGCTCCGTCGATCAAGACTCCGTGCATCTCATCTCCGTAGGTCATATGCCCAGCGTGAAGATAGCCATCCATCTGGCCGTTCGGCGAGAAGGAGTTTATCCAACTACTTTGCATACTCGAAGCGGTTTTATGATCGCAGATTGTTATGCCCAGTCGATCTCGGAAAACCTTATCCCACTTGCCTATGTAGAAGATGTTTGCATTGTCTAAAGAAAGAGGCACAACAAAGGCTGTTTCGGTTTCCATCAACTGTATACGCTCGAGTTGACTTCGATATGTTCTGATATACTCTTCCAGCATCGAAACCGCACGAGCTGGCGTTCTTGGGAAGGTATCGAAGTCTAATGAGTCTGTCATACCCATAACTTTCCAGGTTTTTATAAACTCACAAGACGCACCCTCGAGGAGTTGGTAGTCGTTAAGGCTGTTTACATTATTCCAGAGGAAGTCCATCGCCGCGTGCCAGGCGCTGCCGAAGATGAGAGGGACTCTAATCCCTGAAGTCTCCCAATGTCTGATGTGGCGGAAGTAGAATTTTCGAGGGCAAACCCTCATGACGTCGAGCATACTGTTATCGAAGAACCTTTTGCCCGAGGGCGTACTCATGCCACTTAACTTAAGCTCCTTCGCAGCATCCACTGTTGTTATTGCATAAGCTGGGTTGAGGTCGGTATCGTTCACTTTGAATTTACCTCCTAAGATGCATAGTGCCTGAACACTTTGGATTCTTACATTTGATCGTTGCATCTTCTATGAAGCTATTTGTAGTCCAGTCACAGGTATCGCACTTGTGCGTATTATACACTGGCATAAGCTCTCCTAAGTTTCAATTCGAAATTTGAATTTAATCTTTTTCTTTTACCTCAAGACAGGTTACTGTTTCACCTGGGAATTGCGGGCAAGTTGTTTCGTCGAAGCAACTGCAGGTGAGTGCAAAATCTCCTTCATCAGTCTCTTCTTCATATTCGAAACCATCTGTGCTATGTATAGCTCTATGAGGGCAGATATCTATAACACACACATCAGCTTTATTACACTGCACCTTCATGAGAAACCTCCCGATCTAAGAGAATTGTCCTACTCATATAGCGGCCGTTCCTATACATGAGTAGATTAAGCTTTCCGTGTTTAAAAGCGAATATGGCACAGCCTACACTGCAGAGGGTTGTTAAAGATGTTAAGAGAATAAAATCTTCTTCCTTGCTATCAGCAAGAACATCCTCCCAAGCTCTGGTCATTATACCCAGGGCGTGTTTGCTGAGCATACCTTTGGTTACATATCTCAAGGTTCCGTATCTCTCTGCATCTGAGAAATCATGAGCACCTTGGTTGGGTACAAAGACGGTTGGCATTGTCGAACTCCGTTATGCGTTGATAATCTCGATTCCGCCCTCAAAAGCTGGATGCTCCAACAAGAGATCTTCTAGAGCAGCTTTCGCTTCGTCTTCAGTGGCTTTGTCGATCGGGTCTATGGTAGCGAAAAGATTTCCAACGGGAATCTTGCCCGTTATTCGATAGGTTTTCTGCGGGGTCATAAGTTTCAAGGTTTCCCAAGAAAATTTGACACAAAGAGGAGAGCCGTCAAGCTCTAGAAGGAGGGATTTACAAGTATCGCCTTCGTACTCGGCTTCGATATTTGTTACAACTTTACCTTTCAAACTCTCGAGGTTAAAACTCTTATCAACTTGATTCCAGCGCATCTAGAAACCTCCCTTATTGTTAGTTGTGATAAACGCTCAAATGTGATTTTTTAGTTCCAAGGACAAAAATAGAGGGAGGCCTTTATTTCAACCTCCCTCTATTCAAAATCTCCCTTACGTGTTCCAGCTGATGGACTGGATTAGCGTTTTGTAAGGCGAGATTTTCTTTGCTTCTACTACTGAGCCATCGCCATGAGCTTCTCAAGGAACTCAGCTTTCTGTGCCTCGGTCATCTTGGTGAGAAGAGCCTCTGCTTTGTCGGTTACAGATGCCGCGGCCCTTTCAGCCTTAACGCCCGGCTTCCACTGGCTGAGAGCCTCCTGGATTTCGGCATCAGTGTAGGGGCGCTCCGCCGAGACGCCTTCGACAGCAGGTACGTTGGTTTTGAGTTTGCGACGAACCAGCGACTGAGCATCGACCTTAGCAGCTGCGAGGAATGCCGAGAAGACAACCTCTTTACCGAAGAGTTCGATTGCCTCTTCGACGGTCTCGCCGAAGTTGTATTCACACTCAACAGTGCGGGGGGTATAGCCTGCAGTTACAACTTCACCAGCTTCGTTGCGTACTTCCTTTACAGCCGTGCCTTCTGCGGTTACGAACTTAGTTTTTGCCATTTTGTACAATCTCCTTTTTGGGTTTTTGCCTTGTTGCCAAGGCTTCGTCAATCATCGAAACATTACATTACCATATGGTTACATAGATTACAATCCTTTTTTTCTTTCTATGGATTTTAATTTATATCTATTAGTTTGCCTCCTCTATTTGGGTTTCTACAGTTAATTTGCCATTAAACTTTCTTGCGATATCCGCAAGTGTCTCGATATCATCAGCACTTTCTGTTTCTATCTCGGGTAAGGTTAAAGTGCATATGAAATATACCTTTGTTTTCGGTTTTGCAGTTCTAGGTAAAAAGCTCATCTTATAAAACCTCCATTAGTTTCTGTTTGAAATTTGAATTGAAAGGTTAATCCTCTTCCTGTCTTTGCTTGTTGTACTCAGCTGTATCCGCCTCTTTAAACTCTGAGCAATTACATCTGTACTCTTTGAGTCGAGTTGACCACTCCATTTCCCTGTTACAGTATCGACATCTTGGCATTCGCATCTTAAAGACCCTCCCTCGGGATATCTCTAAAGTCTCTCATCCTCATAAACTCAAAACAGCTGTCTTTATCCAAAACAGCTATGCGCGGTTTATTAAGAGTTCCGATTCTTTGAAACTTGTAGGTGAAAAACTTGTTTAAGAAGAGCCCCTGGTTGTCCCAGATAAACTGTCTGAGTTGTTGTGTAAGGCCTGTTCCAGTCCCGATCTTGATCTCTCCAAACTCATTTGAATGACAGATGAGTTTTCCGAGCGTACCTTTGCCTGTTTTATTAGCCTGATGGCTAGATCGTTTAGATAAACCTCTCTCATCGATAATCGCTTCATTCAGATTCTCCAACTGTTCCTCGAAACCTATAATCATAGCTTCGCCATCTTCAAAGGGTTTTCGTTTCCATAGACAGCCATCATTGAAGGTCCCGCGGCCGAACTTATATGGGGCATTATAGTAGCGCCCGCAAATCCCTTCGTAGCCCTCTTCTAGGTATTCCACCTCAGCCTCGAGAACTTCCTCCCAAGTTGTGCAGAGTCTCTGCTCTATGAGCTTTATATGATCTGTTTCCTTGCAGAGAATCTGGAGCATTGTATAGCGCGTTTCAAACGGCATGTCGTAGAGGTTCCAGAGATCAAAGACCTGCGCCTCGAAGTCGGGGATACCGTCTTCAGACATGATCCCACTTGTTGTCTGATTAAAAGTGCTATCGCGGACAATCAGCTCACAGTCAAAGCCCTCGTATTCTGGTCTACCTAGGACCTTCTGTATATACCTATTGGGTATCGGTATAAGGGTGTTTGAGAGAACCACTCCGTTTTTGATTGCACCTCGAATGCCATCAAACTTAGGTCCGACCCAACTCGGAAGGCGAACTTTATGAGAGTCTTTGTCTCTTACCTTAACCGCTCGCATAGGCCGGAAGGGGCTATCTAATGTTATACGATTAGCCATCTTTTCTCTCCCTTCTTTTGATAGAATTAAGACCTAGGAACCAATCGCTAGTTGTGAAGACTACCCAAAGATATCTGCACCATAATATTATTATGGCTAGAATACTTAGAAGTACTAATATAGATCCTAACAGGATAAGACTATCTAACATAACTAAGACCTCCCCTTATAGACTCTCTCGAATTTAAAGCCGTGTATATGATCTACGTTCTTGAGTTTGGGAGATAGGAATTTTATATTTCCATAAAAGAATCCGTCTTCTCGTTGTGGTAGTTTTGGATTCACATCTGCGCACTTACCTATAAGGTTCTCTTTATTATCATAGTGCCATGACATTTCCCATATGTCTGTTATCCTAATTCTCATTGCTTCTTGCCTCCTTGTTTGTATACAAGATTAGGTACCTTATCTTCTTCGTACCACCAATAACCTATGCAAGAACCCTCTTCGTTATCGAGTAACGGATCTATCCAATCTAAGAAACTTTCGATCTCTGTTCCATAGTTCTTTAGATCACTCCTGCTGAAGATATAATCTTCATGATAGCGACTTGTAGACCATGGGATATGGTAGTAGCTACAACTGTCACCTATGTATCTCCAACGAACTTCCATGAAAAACTTATGAAGAGGGAGTTCTTCAATAGATGGCTCTTCGGACCTATTGAAGAGGAAGTTTAGAACTTTCTTCTCTTGCTCAGTTATATCCGCCCGAACATCTGCCTTTATAACCAACTCAGTATACATTCCCATCTTTCAATGCCTCCTTATCTGCTTTTTCTAATCTCCTTCGAAGAGAACCCCAGCCTTTTCTTATAACAAAGAAGCGAGGGCGCCATGATGCTATTAAGGCCTTATGAGGGTGAAGGTTGCAAACTTCTATAGCAATTGCCATCTCCTTTTCCGGCGTCAAGTCTGTGCATTTCATTACAGGTTTCTCCTTTTTCTAGGGTAGGTTGTTGAGAATATAGAGAAGCATCTCTTCGGCTTTCTTCGAAGACCAATATTCTTCGGGTAAGTTGTAATAGACAATCCTTAGAGCAAACATCTTAGCTTCATCGGCTTCACCTGAGAAGGTCTTCCAAAGCTTATCATCCTTCAACCTTGGATCGCGGATATCAAGAGCCTTCGGTGTTTGCTTCTTGATAGCAACCATCGGGAGGTCTTCTATGTTTCCGATGGTTATCTTGCTAAGAAGATCTATCTCTTCTTCCAACTTCTGTTCTTCCAAAACACCTTTGATAATTTCCTCAAGATCATCGAAGCCATTAATAGCTGGTTTGCTCGATGGATAGATGTCCTCAATAGGCATCTCTTTTGCCTTTCTCAAGAGATCATCCACATCCACCAGATTCGCTTCGAAATTTGAATGCAATCTTTCGCCGAATTGTAAAGTTGTTTCACTGGGCATAGGTTTTGCCGGGTCCATTACATGTATCGGCGAAAAGTCACTATCGGTTAAGGCTCTTGAAAGATTCTCCTTTGCTTCTCTTGTCGCTTTCTGTCCGTTAGACACCGTTGTGTGAGCAGAGTGCTGTTGTGCTCTAATCCGCTCATTTCGCATATGGCCAGATAACTTAACCTTCTCCGCTAATAAAGCTTCGCACTTAGCTTCGTCCGGCGGGACAAAGATATTATACGGCTCCAGATGGAGGTTTATAAAACTTAGCATGGCGGTTGAGAGGTTTTTTACCTCAACTCCCTTCTCTTCTAAAACGGTGAAGATTTTCAAAAGGGTTGAGCCTCGGGCTTCTATAGAGAGGATTCTTCTTCGCGGTTTTTCTTGAGTTTGCAAGATTATTTAACCTCCCTCTCCGGCACTGACAGGGCGCGGATCACACAACCAATGGCTTCTTTTTCTATACCGTCAGTCTCGTCGTACAACATGCACTTTTCTGCGTACTCATCTGCCGCGATTGCCGCCGCCTCCCTGCAATCCTCGAAGCCTTGGCGGTAGGCTGTGCGTTCCACAAGGTCGATGGCGACTGAAAGATGAGGCGCTTCTATGGCGTGGTCGCACGGTCCCTCGCAGTTGCAGCTATCCGGTGCGGCCTCTGCAAGTAGTTCATCCCTCTCCCCCTTGAGCTGGTCGCGCTCATCTCTTGCTTTTTCTAACTCCTTAACGGCGTGATGATAAATTCTCCACAGTGCCGCCAAGTCTTCATCTCTCTCATTCACCCTCTCCTGTGCTTTGGTGAGTTCGGCGCGGAGGGTTTCCATTTCGTCGTTTATCTCCGCTTCTTCGTAGTACCAATGGCTACAGATCAGCTTAGGTTTAGCCATTCTCCCCACCTCCTTATGCTTGTCTCTGCAGCGTGACTTTATATACTCCAGGGCCGATACTTTTTGACTTGATATCCCACATATAGCCGCACGCTAAAATAGCCCCATCGTGACGCAGCAGCACGTCTTGCAACTGCTTACGTGTCATGGTTGTAGAAGCCGTCTGTGGCACTGACCAAAATTTATCAGGTAAATCACCCACTCCCCACCTCCTGCCGCTCTTGCTTCCCATGTTAAGCAGTCGGCTTTCCCGGTGAGTACCAGCCATGCGAGTTTGAAACGCCACAGAGGCGAAAATGCGTTGTGCGGCTCTGGTCTACTCGGCA